GTCACCACTTTCTCTTCTTTAATGCCCGCCACCAACACCACTAAACTATGGGCTGACTACATCTACCTAGACACGGATGAACGCAGACGCTTTGCTCAAGTATCTCACGAATACCTTATTGAACAGGTCCAGTTCCAGTCTGGTTCCGTCGCTTCTGGAAGCACTGAACTAAACTTCAACCACCCCGTCAAAGAATTAGTATGGACTGGTGGATGGACCAATGGTCTTATGACTGATCTCTCTACAGGTGATTATCAACTTAAGTTAAACGGTCACGACCGCATGTCGGCTCGTCCCCTTAATTATTTCACCAAGCAGCAGGTATACATGCACCACACTGGTCCTGGATCCATGTCATCCACAGCGACCGGTGTAGGTAAATCTGCCGATCAGATTGCTGTTTACTCGTTTGCCCTCAAACCTGAAGAACATCAACCATCGGGAACATGCAACTTCTCCCGCATTGACAACGCCCAACTAACTTGTTCAGGTGTTAATCAATCGCGTGATGTTTTCGCAGTAAACTACAACGTCCTCCGCATCATGTCGGGTATGGGTGGTCTTGCTTACTCGAACTAAAGCTTTATAGAGGATATCGTTAACTTTTTAATTGTAAATAAACTTTTTTAATTGTAAATAAACTTTTTTAATTGTAAATAAACTTTTTTAATTGTAAATAAACTTTTTTAATTGTAAATAAACTTTTTTAATTGTAAATATTTATATTCTATTTTTTAATTTTTTCTTTATATTTTTTTCTAAGTATAAAGTATAAATAATATGGGAGGAGGATTAATGCAACTTGTCGCTTATGGAGCTCAGGATATTTACCTTACAGGTAACCCTCAAATCACTTTCTTTAAAGTTGTCTACCGCAGACACACTAACTTCTCGATGGAATCCATTGAACAGACCATCAACGGCTCTGTTGGGTCAGGTTCTCGTGTAACCTCAACGGTTTCGCGCAACGGTGACTTAGTCTACAGACTCTACTATGAATTTGATGGTACTGTCACATCTACTGGCGTCATTTCCGCCAATATAGGTGCAGGTATTTTTGATAACGTTGAAATTGAAATCGGTGGTCAAAGAATTGACCGTCAAACTGGTCAGTGGATGCATGTATGGTCTTCCTTAACCGAAGAAAACAGTTCCAGACTCGTAAGTGGTGCCACAGGTGCCACGGGAACCCTTTTCCAAGAATTAACTGCTATGGGTGGAACGGCACAAACCGCCTCCGGAGCCACTGCCGCCCTTAATATTAAAGTACCACTTCAGTTCTGGTTCTGCAGAAACCCAGGACTTGCTCTTCCTTTAATCGCCCTTCAGTACCATGAGGTCAAAGTTGTCACCACTTTCTCTTCTTTAATGCCCGCCACCAACACCACTAAACTATGGGCTGACTACATCTACCTAGACACGGATGAACGCAGACGCTTTGCTCAAGTATCTCACGAATACCTTATTGAACAAGTTCAGTTCCAGGCAGGTGGCACAACAGGCACCTCCACCGAACTAAACTTCAACCACCCTGTTAAAGAATTAGTATGGACTGGTGGATGGGAATCTGGCAATCTCCCAGCTCTCGTGGCAGGTGATTATCAACTTAAGTTAAACGGTCACGACCGCATGTCGGCTCGTCCCCTTAATTATTTCACCAAGCAGCAGGTCTGGATGAACCACACTGGTCCTGGATCCATTGGGACGACCGCGGGCATAGGTGGATCTGCGGATACTATTGCGGTTTACTCGTTTGCCCTCAAACCTGAAGAACATCAACCATCTGGAACATGTAACTTCTCCCGCATTGATAACGCGCAACTAGTTGGTCCAAGTGACTCCCGTGATGTTTTCGCAGTTAACTACAACGTCCTCCGCATCATGTCGGGTATGGGTGGTCTTGCTTACTCGAACTAAATTATTAGATATTTATACTATAATTAAATTTTTTTAAGTTAAGTTTTATATTCTATTTTTAATTTTTTCTTTATATTTTTTTCTAAGTATAAAGTATAAATAATATGGGGGGAGGATTAATGCAACTTGTCGCTTACGGAGCCCAGGATATATACCTTACTGGTAACCCTCAAATCACTTTCTTTAAAGTTGTCTACCGCAGACACACTAACTTCTCAATGGAATCCATTGAACAGACCATTAACGGTTCTGTTGGTTCCGGTTCTCGTGTAACTTCGACGATTTCGCGCAATGGTGACTTAGTCTACAGACTTTTCTACGAAGTTGCGGGGAATTTAACTTGTACTGCTGGATCAAGCCCGGGCACTACCGATACCTTCTACGGAAACCCAGGTGCTCTTGTATTTGATAATGTAGAGGTTGAAGTAGGTGGTCAGAGAATTGACCGTCAAACTGGTCAGTGGATGCATGTATGGTCTTCTTTAACTCAGAAAAATGAATCAAGAGTTCTAGGTTCCGCAGGACTCCACCGGGGAGTCAGCGCCGGATCATCTGGAACTCTTTTCCAAGAATTAACTGCTATCGGTACTGCGGCTTCCACAGGGTCCGCCGCCGCTGATGATGGCAGTGGTGGCACGGAGACGCTACTTATTCCTTTTAACGCAAAGGTCCCCCTTCAGTTCTGGTTCTGTAGAAACCCTGGTCTTGCTCTTCCTTTAATCGCACTCCAGTACCACGAAGTCAAGATTGTTACATCATTCACGACTCACATGCCCGCCACCAACACCACTAAACTATGGGCTGACTACATCTACCTAGACACGGATGAACGCAGACGCTTTGCTCAAGTATCGCACGAATACCTTATTGAACAGGTCCAGTTCCAGGCTGGTTCAGCGAGCGGAGGAAGCACCGAATTAAATTTCAACCACCCCGTCAAAGAATTAATCTGGACACGTGGTTTTGATACGGTTGATGCGGCCAACGGGAATGATCTATATAAAGGTATCCATCAAGATTTAACATCTGGTGACTATCAACTTAAGTTAAATGGTCATGATCGTTTTTCGGCACGTCCCCTTAATTATTTCACCAAGCAGCAGGTATACATGCACCACACTGGTCCTGGTGATTTAGGATTCACCATAGGAACCACCAAGGTTGGTGCTTCGGGAGATGGTATTGCTGTTTACTCGTTTGCCCTCAAACCTGAAGAACACCAACCATCGGGGACATGCAACTTCTCTCGTATTGATAACGCTCAACTAACTGGTCCTGCCGAAGCACGCGATGTTTTCGCAGTCAACTACAATGTCCTCCGTATCATGTCAGGTATGGGTGGTCTTGCTTACTCGAACTAAAGTAATATTTTACATTTAATTTATTTTTAAATATAAAACTTTTTAAAAATCTAAAAGAAAAATTTTAGAATATATTTATTTTCCAACCATGGAGTTATTTATAAATTTTCTCATTAAATTTATTTTTCTCCCTTCTGTTGGCGCATTGTTTATCTGAAATAACCCTTCACTTGATACATTTTCCAATATAACTTTTTTATCTCTATCATAAATTTGTGCCCCTTGATGCTTTATTAAGGTGACTCTACGGTGTGTGAGAACACCTTCATCTTCAGTCTGAGAAGATTCTTCAGAAACAACTCTTCCTGCTTCTGCTTCCGCCTTCGCAGCCTCTTCAGTAGCAACTCTTTCTGCTTCAGCCTTCGCAGCCTCTTCAGTAGCAACTCTTTCTGCTTCAGCCTTCGCAGCCTCTTCAGTAGCAACTCTTTCTGCTTCAGCCTTCGCTTCTTCAGCAGCAACTCTTTCTTCTTCTGCCTGAGCAGCTTCTTCAGCAGCAACTCTTTCTTCTTCTGCCTTCGCCGCTTCAGCAATAACTCTCTCAGCTTCAACCTTCGCAGCTTCTTCAGCAGCAACTCTTTCTTCTTCTGCCTTCGCAGCTTCAGCGACAGCAAGTTCGGCAGCAACCCTTTCCTCCTCTGCTTTAGCAGCCGCTTCAGCAGCGAGTCTTTCCTCTTCTTCATTATTTTCTTCAACATTTCCTTCTATATTGCTTTCTTCACCGTTACCAATATTTGTTAAATCAAGTGTTTGTTCTTCTTCTGCCATTTATATTGTATAAATATATTTTTATTTTATTTAAAACTTTCTTATATAAAATATATAAAATGAGTAAAGGGTTTACAAACCTAGGTAACACATGCTATATGAATGCTGCTTTACAATGTTTATGTCATTTACCACAATTAAACTTAGACTGTAATGATTTTATAAAGGATATAAAAAAAAGAAGTAGTAAATCAGATGTTTCGGTTATGAAACAATTATTAAATTTACAACATGCTGTATGGGGGGTGGAGGAAAATAAAGTTGTTTCTACAAAAGGGGTTTTAGAAAGTTTCATAAAACAGTGTAATAAAAGCGATGTTTATTTTGAATCATTTCAACAAAATGATACAAATGATTTTTTAAATACATATATGGATTTTCTCCACGAATCAATTAAAAGAAAGGTAAATATATCAATTACAGGAACACCAAAAAATAATTATGATAAACTTAAACTTAAAAGTATAGAAACTTGGAAAAATTTTTTTGAGAATAGTTATTCTTATATAATTGTAAAATTTTATTCACAACTATTAACATTGACAACATGTCCGAATTGTGAGTATTATACATCTAATCATGAACCTATCATGAGTATAACATTAACATTAAAAAATGATTATAAAACATTATATGATTGTTTAAATGAATTTACAGAAAAAGAAACACTTGATGTTGAAAATAAATGGACGTGTGATAAATGTAATTGCAAGGTTCAACCTAATAAAGAAATTAAGTTTTGGAATTTATCGGATGTCTTAATTTTATCAATTAAGACATTCAGATTAAACAAAAAAATTGAAAAACATATAGATTTTCCAGAAGAACTAAAAATGAATGATTATTGTATTAATAATAAAGGGGATTTAACATATACTTTATCTGGAATATGTATTCATGGAGGTGGATTACATGGTGGTCATTATTATGCTATGTGTAAAGATCATATAGAAAATAAATGGAGGGTACATAATGATACACACGTTACAGAAACTACATTAGAAAATGTTTTATCACAAACACCATATTGTCTATTTTATATAAAGAAAAGTTAAACACGCACCCATCTTTTACCTTTTGAATATTTTTTATTCTCCCATAAATTACCATCTTTACCTTTCATTGTTATATTAAGAGGGGTGCATCTCGCACAATAACCTAAACCTTTTGGACTGGGTTCTTTTCCTGTAAAGTGTGCCTTAACACTTTTATTACACGTTAAACATTCATAGTTCCCAGTTAATCCCTTAAGTTTACGTTTTGTTAATTGTCTAACCTTAACACGTCTGTTTTGAGGGGATTTACGTGCTGTTCTACGTGAAGACCGAAGTGCTGTTCTACGTGAAGACCGACGTGCTGTTCTACGTGAAGACCGACGTGCTGTTCTTTTGGCAGTTCTACGTGCTGTCTTTCTCCTTGATTTTCTTTGAGCAACTGTTTTTCTCAAACTTCTACGTTTTGTCCGCTTACGTGGTTTTTTATCATCTTCTTTTAAAAAATCAGAGAATGATTTCGCCCCTGCTACTTGAAAAAAAGAAGAAAAAATACTTGTCATTATATAATAATATATTACATTATTATTTCATCTGAATACATAAATTCGTCTTCTTCATTATTAATATCATCATCATAAAAATATGTGATATGGTTTAAAAATATTAATAAATCATCTGTTGTAATACCTCTTTCTTCAAGTAAAATAGTTCCATATTTTTCACTTATATCAAAATACATACTTACAATATCAGATGTAAAATACATATCAATCATATCACATGATTGATTGATGAATAAATGTTTGTTGTAAATAAATATATAAAAATACTTAAGTGTTTCATTGGGAGAATAATTTAAATATAGTTTATTATTAGTTTCTAACCAATCGTATAAAATAGAGAATACATAATTAATATATTCTTTATTTGTATTATCAGAGAATTTAGATATTTTATTCTCCAACCATAAATTTATCTTACTCATTTAATAAAAAAAAGAAATATAAAACTTATTTTTAACTCATTTAAATTAAATTAATTATTTTTCTTTCAAGTTCTTCAAATGGGATTGATGTATCAATATAGACTATATTACCTGGTAAATTTAAATTCCCTGTTTCGGATACATGTTCCATATTTTGAATATGATCTTTATAATTTTCGGGATATAGTTGTGTTATTCTTCTAATCCTTACATCTTTCGGTGTTATTAAGGAAATAAATGTCCAATCTTTTAGATAGTCTGCTTCATTTTGAAAACGCAGGTCATCAATGATACAATTACTTTTATCATCATTTTTTATCTCATTAATAACATATTTAGCCCATACATCGGGGTCTATTTCTCTCATCTTACTGGCAACATTAATTAAAAGGGTTCTATCTTTACCCTCCATATTAAATAAATCGCGAGAAATATCTTTCACCTTTCCACCAAAAGAATATGTTTTATAATCACTATTATGTTTCTTAATTATATCAGAAATAGTTGTTTTTCCAGAGCACATCGGACCATGGATGGCAAATTTCATCAATATTATTATATTATATTATATTGATTTTTTTAAATATTTACTTTAATTTTATATCCCTAAATCTACTTCACCATTAACATTTCCATCTTCATTTGTCCCACCTTCCGTATCTGGTTCAGGAATGGGGTCAACCCCTTTAGGATCTCCAAACCAATTTTCTCCGTCGGTTGCCATATTTATCATATGTACACCAAGGATACTCCCAGCAATTACAATACCCCATTTTATTACCGCAATAAATATTTTACTTCCAGACGAAGATTGTAAAGAGGAGCATCCAAACCCAGCGATAAAGAAAGATGAAATAAGGAAAACAATCATAGTTGTTATTTGAGAAAAGTATATTGCCCTTAAAAACTTATCTTTTACATTTTGTTTTTTATTTTTCAAATATTGATATGAATTACTAATTACATTTATGAGTATTATTACAATACCAGTATATAGTGATAATGTTCCAAAACTAGTTGAACTTATTTTTCCAACTGTCCCCTTAAATATTCCGTCACCGCCACCTTTTTGACCTCCAGTATTAAACTTTCTTCTTATATATGCACCCGCAAATACAAATGTTGATAAACAAATTACAACATATAACATGAAATCTTTAAATTCTTCCCTTCTTTCTTCAACCGTTGTTCCAGCATATTCTACTTTACGCGTCCATTCTCTAACACCTACAATTACAATGTATACCAGTGATGTAAATATCCATAAAAGTCGTTTTGCATTTAAAAAACCCCCCGAAGTATTCACGCAAAAGAAACTTTCATTTAAATCACCATAAGCATTATTTAATACAATATTAATAGCACCAATAACTATCATTAAAGTAAAATATTGTATAAATACTCTTGAATTTTGTAGATTCTCCATTAAAGATAGTTCTTCAGACATTTATATATAAATAATAAATATAAAAAAAAAATATATATTCTTTTATAATGAAGTTGACTAATATAAGGTATAATAATAATTTCGTTATTTCTGAAGGTAATAAATTTTATCATTCTGATATAAATAAAGGAATATATGAAAAATACATAAAAGATAAGAAGTCTTTTAAATTAAAAGACTATAAAGGGGATGATATTACTAAAGGACTAAACGGTTTAATGAAAGAATACAATACATATTCTCATGTGAATTTTTACGGATTTAATGTTCAATCTGGTGGAGCATGAAATAAAGGGGGTGTTGTTCCACCCCCTGCTCAAACCGGTGGTGGATGAGGTATGAAAACCGAGCATCAAACCGGTGGTGGATGAGGTATGGAAACCATGCATCAAACCGGTGGTGGATGAGGTATGAAAACCGAGCATCAAACCGGTGGTGGATGAGGTATGGAAAAGGTATAAATTATACGAATTGTTTAATATTTGTCATGTGACGGATATATTCTTAAATACTGAATATAACCTGAGATGGATAAAATTATTATTAAATTTGAAAGTATATAAAAAGATATTAATAAATAAATAAAAATGTTGTTTGAAAAGATGAATCTTAAAATGAAAGTCCATGGTAATGAAACACTCCGCGAAACATACACAAATACATATAGTAATATTTCGGGGGATGCGGGTATAGATCTGTTTGTTCCCAGTAATATAACTATTCCGGCAAAATCAATTGGTTTTAAAATTGACCATGAAGTTTCTTGTGAAACAACTATTATGGATACACCAGTTTCATTTTATTTGTATCCTCGTTCATCAATGGGTGGTAAAACCCCACTTAGAATGTCAAATTCAGTTGGTATTATTGATTCTGGATATAGAGGTCGCCTAATTGGTATGGTAGATAATCTTTCAGATGAAGATTATGTAGTAGAGCAGGGGTCAAGATTGTTCCAAATATGTCCACCAACACTAAATAATCCAATCATACTTAATATAGTACAGGAACTTAGTGAAACAGAAAGAGGTGAGGGTGGTATAGGTAGTACTGGTTCTTAAATTATTCTTCTTTAGGAGTTTCATCCTCTTCTTTAGGAGTTTCATCCTCTTCTTTAGGAGTTTCATCCTCTTCTTTAGGAGTTTCATCCTCTTCTTCATTTGAACTTTCCTTCTCAATTTTTTCTAAGATAGTTTTTAGTTCTTTAATAGTAACTCCAACTGGTATTAATTCATCTGGATGCCAGGTCGCTCTATTATTTGCTACTAATAAGATATTATATATTTGTTTTATGTAGGATACTGGTAGTCTAACATTTAATTCTTTTTTTTCAGGTATTTGTTCCATTTTATATAATGACATATAATAATTTTTTAAGTTTTAAACTAAATATTTTTATTTATTGTAGATTAGATATGGATGATAAATATATTATAAAAGATACACGTGATCATACAAAATTCAAAGAATTAACATTTTCTGGTTTTAAAAAGACACAGGTAATTAACGCTGTATTTAAAAATATAGAAGCAAAAAAGATAGAAGGGGCGTGTCATTGGACAACTGAATCTATCATTTCGGGATATGCAAATGTTTTGTGGGAAAAATTATTAATATATTCTTCTAAAGTGGTTCATATTAATAATCCAAAAATTCCACAGTATATGTATAATAAAGATATGGTATATAGAAATCAATTAAAATTATTAGATCCAAAAAATAAAGATAGATTTATACTTTTAAGAAATAGTCAAATGATAAGGAATCTTTTTTTTGATGTTGTTACAACATTAACATCTTCATTAAAAACAAAAAAATATGATAAGTATTCTAAAATAAATATTACAGAAGATTTTAAGTATGAAAATATGAAAAAAAGGTTATGTTGTGAAATGAATATATTACCCGATAGTATTATGAGATTTAATGATCCAGATGAAATAAAAATAATATTAAATGAAATATTTACGATGTCAAAAAATAAACAGTTTGGATATGATAGATGTTGTTTTTGGATACTCTGGTTACTTAAATGGGAAGGACAACATAAAAAGAAGAATATAAAATGGACTGTAGAGTATCGTGATGTAAAAGAGGTTGATAAAAAATTAAGATCAAATGTTATATGGATTATATGGGATATTATAAATGAAGAGTTAAAATCGCGAGATGAAAATGTGAGGGCACAAGTATCCTACTTATATAAATTGTATACAACTGATTATACTCTTGGAAAAAGGAATACTAGATTACCATTGTTATTTCACGCATTTGGATATTTAACACATGATATAAATTTTTCAGTTCCTATAAGGACAAATTTTAAACTTTTTATAGAAGTTCAATGTAATGTGAATAAAATGTTTGGTGCTAAAAAAAAAAGTGAAAAAATTGAAGAAATAAAACCAGTTCCTAAAAAACTTAAAAAGAAAGAAACGGTTGATGTGGAAATAATAAGGGATAAAATAAGTATATTCAACGAATTAGATAATCTTTAAGATCTGCGTCTAGCATTACTTCTACGGACAGTACGTCTAGCATTACTTCTACGGACATTACGTCTAGCATTACTTCTACGCGCAGTGCGGTTAGCAGATCTACGTGTGGCAGATCTACGTGTAGTGCGGTTAGCAGATCTACGTGTAGTGCGGTTAGCAGATCTACGTGTGGCAGATCTACGTGCTCCACGCCTTGCTGCTCTACGTTTACCTCCGTTTTGTAGTTGATTACCAGGTTGTCTAAGTGCCTCTAATGCGGCCGCATGTTCCAGGTTAGCAGAGTATTCTCCGGGAGTTTGTCCAACGGGATTTCTCAGCATACGAATCCTTCTACCATTTGCCATCTCAAATGCTGCCTCACCCGCTGCCCGCGCGGGTAGTGCTACAGCATTCACAGCTCCCCGGGCGACGCGTTGAGCGGCAGGTAATAATAGAGTCTCTGAGGTGCGGCGTGCAGAGGAAGCAGCATCCGATAGAACATTACTAATTGGAGTCATTACTCTACTCGCAAGTCCAGCCGCAGATTCTTGCAACTCACGCGTTCTCAAGGAAGTTTGTCTAACACTAGCATTTGTTTCCATATCGTTCGCTAATTGACGCAACCTAGCGACCTCCGTTAACATTGTATCAATCTCTTGTTGTTCCCTTTGGTTGGGAGTGGGTTCATGATATGTTTCTCCAAAATTCCAATTAGGTGGTGCTGGATTGTCTCTTGTAAAGGGGTATTCCCGCGCGCGGCGGGACCATCCTTCCCTGGGGGTATCTGGGACATCTTCTTCATTTTGTTGAGCTTCCTCTTCTGCATCCAACATATTTCCAACATCCTGTAACTGTTGTTCTGCGCTATCGTTAACTTCCTGAATTTCTTGTAGTGAGTTAATAGAAGAGGGTTCGGGTTGATCGCGTTCTGGGATAGGTGGTGCAATAGGTTGTTCCGAGGCAGCGGCGGGTCCACGTATTGTTCTCTGTCTATTACGACTGGGTCCTGGATTACTTTCTGGATCTTCAAGCTCTGATCTACGTCTTCTACGTGTTGCGGGCATTATATTATAATGTAATATTTTATTTTAACCAGAACATGATTCACATGGTTTTTCTGGTTCAAGGGTAAATTGTACTGCTCTTGAACTTGGTCTTGTTCTAAGGTAATACATACCTGTTTTTAATCCTCTTTCCCATCCATAAAAATGCATTGATGAAAGTCTTTTAAAATTAGGAGATTCTACAAAAAGATTAAGACTTTGTGATTGACAAATAAACGCACCACGGTCTGCCGCCATATCTAGGATATGTTTTTGCTTTACTTCCCATGCTGTCTTATATCTTTCGCGTATAGTTTCTGGAATTTCCTTTATATTTTGTACAGACCCATCGTTTAATATAATCTTATCTTTCATTTCATCACTCCATTTATTAATTTCAATAAGTTCTCTAACCAGATATTCATTGATAACCATAAATTCTCCCGCAAGAACCCTTCTAGAATATATATTTGAAATAACGGGTTCTATACACTCAAAATTACCAAGGATCTGAGATGTAGATGCTGTTGGCATAGGGGCGACAAGAAGACTATTTCTAACACCGTATTTTTTAATATCTTCCCTTAAAGTATCCCAATTGTGTAATGTATTATCAACTTTTACACCCCAAAGATCATGTTGAAGGGAACCTTTATGAAGAGGGGAATTAATGTATGTTGAATAAGTTCCTAAGTATTTATCTCTGTCTAATTCGCCATCAATGGGTCTTAGTTTTTTGTTTAGTTTACGTAAAACATCTTCTGAAACAAATTCTTCACTATCTGATGGATTAAATGAACGGACTCCTTTCTTAAAAGTTTTCATGTCTTCTTCTCTATCTCTAGAGAGTTCCATAGATGCTTGAAGGGAACCATAATAAATACTTTCAAATATTTTACGATTAATATCTTTAGATTCGTCGGAACCAAATTCAGTTTTCATTTCATAAAAAACATTTGCTAGTCCCTGGACACCTAATCCAATAGGACGGTGCCTACGGTTTGAACGTTCTGTTTCTGGTATGGGGTAAAAATTATAATCAATGATTTTATTTAAATTGTAAGTTAGTATTTTCGCTAAATTCTTCAGTTTTTGATAATCAAATGTTGGTTTTGCCCACTGAACAAGTTCGCTATATCCTCCGATATATTCATCGTTTGAATATATTTGTGGAAACACTAGTTTTTGTGGTAATCTTTCATCATCTAAATTTAGTTCGCGATAATCAATTTCACTATACTTAATATTTTTATTCTCACATAATTGTTTTGAATAAAGACAATAATTACAATTCGGTTTTGTATAAATGTTAACTTCCACTTCACTAAAATCTTTTTGAACAATACAACCTGGTAGTGATATAGAAGCAAGATTACACACTGCTGTTTCTTCATCATTAGAATATTCTATGATTTCCGTACAAAGATTTGAAGATTTAATTGTTCCTAGATTATTCTGATTTGACTTCTTATTACAAGCATCTTTGTAAAGTAGATAAGGCGTCCCTGTTTCAATTTGTGATGTTAAAATAGCAAACCATAATTCCTGAGCATTCATCTGCTTTCTAAACTTACCTTCTTTTTCATATTTCATATAAAGTTCTTCAAACTCACTCCCGTAGCAATCACTTAAACCAGGTGATTCATGAGGACACATCAGTGACCATTTTCCATTTTCTTTTACACGTTTCATAAACAAATCTGGTATCCATAATCCATAAAAAAGATCCCTCGCCCTATCATGTTCATTTCCATGATTCTTTTTTAGTTCTAGAAAATCTTCAATATCAGCATGCCACGGTTCTAGGTATATAGCAAATGATCCATTCCTTTTTCCACCACCTTGATCAATATATCTCGCGGTATCATTAAAAACCTTAAGCATAGGAACAATACCATTGGAATATCCGTTTGTTCCTTTTATAAAAGAACCATTTGAACGGATATTATGAATATGTAAACCAATACCACCAGAATACTTTGAAATAAGTGCACAATCCTTTAGAGTATCGTATATTCCTTTAACGGAATCTTCTTTCATTGAAAGAAGGAAGCAAGAGGCAAGTTGTTCACGAGTTGTCCCGGCATTAAAAAGTGTAGGTGTCGCATGAATAAAATCCTTATTAGAGATATGGTTGTATGTTTCAAATGCTTTTTCTAGATTATCACGATGTATACATAATGCTACTCTCATAAAAAGATGTTGTGGTCTCTCAATAATTTCTCCATTAATTCTTAGAAGATAACTTTTTTGAAGGGTCTTAAAACCAAAGAAATCAATATTATAATCATTTGATTCTTTTATTTCATTATCAATTAAATCTTTATTTTTTGTGACTAGTTCATAAAGATAATCTTGGAGAATATTTTCAGAGTGTAATTTTTCAACCACTTCAGAAAACTTACAAGAAGTGCTTTTTATATGATTAGAAATAACAATGCGACTTGCTAAAATAGCATAATCTGGATTCTTTGAGTAGAGTGAAACAGCCGTCTCCGAAGCAAGTTCATCCAACTTACTTGTTTTTACACCATCGTGAATTTCGGTACACACTTTCTGAGCAATTAATACTGGATCTATATTAATTTTATTAATAAATTCTTCTCCAGAACAAAGGAGACGGATACGGTTAAGGATTTTGTCAAAAGAAACTTCTTCTGTTTTTCCATCCCTTTTTTCAACAAGCATTGTATTATATTATATATATATTATTGGGGTGATTTTAAGTATTTTATTTATGATATTATTATATATGATCCTTCTAATACTCATTTTACTAGTATGTTACGTCTCATTAATTTCAAATAAAAATAATATTCCAAATATCATACATTTTATTTTTGGTCTTAAACCCCAAACCGATGAATTCTTATTTATTTATTATTTATCCGTTTTGAGTGCTTACATTGTAAATAAACCTAATAAGATATATTTTTATTACCATTATGAACCATATGGAAAATGGTGGAATAGATTAAAAGATAAAATACCAGTTATCATTTTTGAAAAGGTTGGATTACCAACACATATCGGTAAAAAGGAAATAAAACATTTCGCCCATAAAGCAGATTGGATAAGAATGAATAAATTATATGAAAGAGGGGGAATATATATGGATATTGATACTATTTCAGTGAGGAGTTATAAACATATGTTAACTAATAATACAGTCCTTGGTTATGAAATAAAAAAAGATAATCTTATATGTAATGCGGTTATGATGACAGTACCATATAGTGCTTTTTTTAGATTATGGTTAAAAGACTATGAAAAAGAATTTAAACCAGATGGATGGGGAGAAGCATCAATATATTTACCTGGTAAAATAAATAATAAATACCCTAATTTAGCAACTGTCTTTTCAGAAAATACTTTTTTTAGACCCTATGCGACAGAAGGTGATGATATATTTGAAAAAAATCTAGATATACATCCCGATTTAATAACACTTCATTTATGGGAATCATATACAATTAAATATTTAAATGATATAAAAGATTTTGAATGGATAAAAGATAACAATAAAACACTTTATAGTAAGATAGTATTGTTAAATATAAAAGAAAATTATATTTAAAAACATATCTATTTGATTTAGAATGAACGAAAAATTAAGTGAAGAAATAATTGATTCATTTAATAAAAAGACATTTATAAAAGATTGGTTATCACATAAATATAAAGAAAAATCATTAGCGTTATATGGACTTCCTGGAACAGGTAAGACAACTATAGCAGATTATATTTTAAAAGACTGGGTTAAAGTATATATTAAAAGTGATTTTTGTAGGTCATCTAATAGTTTTGTAGATTACCTCAATGATACTTTATACAAAAAAAGTATAACTATGATGTTTAATGAAAAAATTTACAAATCATTAATAATAGATGATATCTATTACATTCAAATAAATGATAAAAAATTATTTAAATCAATCATACAATTTTCTAAACAAAAAAATATAAATAATCCGATTATTTATATTTTTAATACCATTAACAAGAATTCAAAAATAATTATAAATAAATGTTTCCCATTTAAAATAGAGTATACAACTAATTTCTTAACTTCAATTGTGGAGAAATATTTCTTGAATAATTTTGATAAAAAAGATATCTTTGATTTGGTTTCTAATTCCAATTGTAATCTTCATAATATAAAAGTAAATATTCAATTTTATAAAGATAATTTTTCAGAAATCAACGTTTATGATAATATTAATGAAGAACTATCTGTCCACATCAATAATATTATAAAAATGAAAAATATAGACGAAATATACAAAAATTCATATAGCGATTATATGGTAATCGGTATGAATCTTCTTGATAGTATACATGAATTTTTAAAAACGAATACAAAATTATCTAAATCGGAAAAAATAAATATCATCTATGAAATATATAAAAATAATAGTATTGCAGATTCAATATATAGAATATTAAATGAAACAAATGATTGGAATTCTATTGACCATATCTTAACATTTAATACCATTTCAACCATATATCACATTCAAAAAAATAAATTATCTCTAGAAAAAATACCATACACAAAATATATCAGTAAGAGTATTATTTTTATTCATAAAAATAAGGTTCTTAATACAAATATTGAAAATATAGAATACCTTTACGAATTAATTGAAAAGTATTTAACCAATAATGAAAAAAAAATATTTAATAAGATAAAATCATATATATCATATTTTAATATAGACATGACTGTCGCAGAGACCTTCTTAAAATATTTTAAAAACTATAATAAAGATAAAATTAAAATATTTTATTAACATATAGAATGACACAAATCAAAAGAACACCTAAAAAAATGAGAAGAAGAATGAAAGGTGGTGCTGAAGGGTCTCAAAATATAGAAGAAGAACTAGCAAAACAAGAAAGTATAAATGATGAGGTTGAAATAGAAATTGATCAAGAAAGGGAAAAGTTACAACAAGAAACGTTACAACAAGAAAAGTTACAAAAAGAATATGCTGAAAGAGAAATGTTAAGACAAAAAGAAATAGAACGAGAAAAAAAAGAGATAGAAAAAATAAAAATACAAATGGCAAAAGAATTACAAGAAAATGCTGAAAAAGAAAGGTTAGAAAAAGAAAGGTTAGAAAAAGAAAGGTTAGAAAAAGAAAGGTTAGAAAAAAAGGATCGTGTTAAAGTAAAACAATTATCTCTAGAAGAAGCAGATAAACAATGGGATAAAGCAAATACTGAATCCGTCCATGGTATTATTTGTAGAATGGAGATACCTAAAATATCTGATAGAAGAAGAAATACAAAAGATATTTTACTTCAAATAAACGAATTTTCTAAATATAAATTAAATAAGACTTTAACCTCCCCAAGTGAAGCAGGTGACGCGGTACAGGTAGGGGGTTTGTTCGATGGAAGGAAGGAGAAGAAAAGAGTTGCAGCTGAGGAAGAGGCTCTAAATGAAAAGGAGATTGCTAGAAAAAAAAAAGAAGAAGAAGAAGATGGTTTATTAAATTTATCAAAAATAACACTTGACATTATAATGGGTAGTGGAGAAAAACAAACTCTTGGTAAAGAGTATCTTAATAAAACATTATTATATTTTCATACAATTCAACCATTAATGGATTATATACAAGAAGATTTTGATGATATGAAAAAATTAATTGAAGATATTAAAGACAATAAAATATTAAAAATTGATGGTGGACAAGAACAAAAGGATTTTATTAAAATGTATAATGATCTCATTTTAGAGAACATGGATGGTGCCAACTATGCTATGCCTGGGTTCTTTGAGCCGCGCAAACCAACCTTTACCATGGATTTATATAATGAGTTCGAAGAAGCAAACTATATTACTTTTAATTCAAATCATCTGTCCACACTGAAAAATCGGAACGCCTCCGCGGTGAGAAATACCGTGCTCATCTCTGAAAAGAAAACGAATAACGAGGAACTAAATATAAAGAGACAGTATTTACTAGAGTTTATCTCTTATATATACATTACAAGAAAAAATGATATGGAAAGTTATCTTTATTATATAGAAAAAATGGGAGATTTGACTCAATACAACCCTAAAAAGTTACATGAAGGAGTGGAAACAACTGAAGGAGTAGTGGAAACAACTGAAGAAGTAGTGGTGACACAACCAGAATCAACCGGTCCAGAATCAACCGGTCCAGACTCAACCGAACCAGACTCAACCGATCCAGAATTACCCGAACCAGACTCAATCGGTTCAGAATCAGACGATTCAGAATCAGACGATTCAGAATCAGACGATTCAGAATCAACCGAAGCACCATCCCCAGCAGCCGCCCCTGAAAGAAAAATTGAAGGAGGATATGGTGGTCAATATGATAAGAGAAGAAGAACACCTGTTAAACGTCACCGTTAATCTATTTCTTTAATGTTTTTTTATATTCATCAAAATCTTTTTTTGTTAATTCATATCCCCAATGTAATAATACTTGTCTGATTACTGGACTTACAGAAGGATCGCTATATTGTTTCCCCTTTTTAATGATTTCATTCATTAATCTGCGTCTAAATCTACCATTAGGACCTGTCAATTTTAACCATCTATCAATTTGTCTTTTATCATCGTTTGTTCTTCTCCCTCTATAAAACCGACAGTACCATTGAAACCATCCATATGGATCTTGTTTATCCATCCAACCACTCTTTTCCCAATCTTCTAGAGAAGAACCACATTTTACACCATATTTATTTACTTTTTTATCATATTTTTCTGATATAACTTCTTTTTCTATATCTATACCATTAAACCACGTTTTTGGATATTCAGATATAACTTTTTTACCATTATAATTCTTATCTGTAACAGATGAATAAATTGGACGGAAATATGTTCCTCCAAAAGCACCATTTTTAAATACATCTTTAGGAGATACATTTGGTTTAAAATCCGGATAATCTTTAAAAGATCTCATATATATTATAATTGAATATAAAATTATAGAATGAACATGGTTTAAAATATTGTATATTAATATAGATGACTGTCGTTACTAGAAAAAGAACAATAAGAAGAGATAACCGTAGAAGAAATAATACCCGTAGAAGGTCTACACTTAGAAGAGATAACCATAGAAGAAATAATACCCGTAGAAGGTCTACACTTAGAAGAGATAACCGTAGAAGAAATAATACCCGTAGAAGGTCTACACTTAGAAGAGATAATCGTAGAAGATCTACACTTAGAAGAGATAATCGTAGAAGGACTACACTTAGAAGAGATAATCGTAGAAGATCTGTAAGAAAAGTTGAGAGAGGCAAATTAAACAAATGCAATTCTATAAAAAAGAGTAATGAAAATGAAACTGGAATAAATGATAAAGAAAAAATTAAAGATAAAGATGTAAACGTATTTGTGATTAATCTTAAAAAGCATGCTGACCGTTGGAAAAAATATAAAGGTAATCCTAACTATAAAAGATTCCCTGCTGTTATAGGTTCTGACCTACCCGCAGATAATGAATATTTAAAAGGAAAACTTGTTATGATGTGGAATGCGAGTGATAAACAAAGGAGAAATGTTGTTGGATGTTATTTATCTCATGTGAACGTTCTTAAACGGATTGTAAAACAAAAGTTAAACAAGACAATTATATTAGAGGATGATTGTCAAATCGATACAAAAGAATTAAATAAGATAGACCTTAATAAATTACCCCAGGATAAAATGATATATTTTGGAGGGACCCTTCGTTCAATGACATTCAAAACAAAGGGGTGGGACATCAATAGAACAAGAAAAACATTAGTATGTGATAAGAATAAATCAACACTTAATAAAATTGTTCCTGGTAGATTTAAGATAGGTGGGGCACATGCTTATTATTACCCAACATGGAAAAGTGCTGAAAATATTATAAAATATTTAGAATCAAAAGAAAGAGTTAGAGCGATTGATTCTGAACATGCTATAATTCAAAAAAATAATCCGGAATTATTAGACAGTTTTATGTATCCTGCTTTGGGTTATTTAGTATTAGAGCAGGCACAAAAAGGTTTTAGTGGACAATATGGTTTTGATCGTAATATGAAATACTATTAACTCATTAAAATAACTCTTATATTTAGTATTATTGTTAATAATAATATTAGAACAACAAATATAACAATACATAAAATTTTTATAAAGTAAGGATATAATTCTTTAATTACCTCTTTTATAACCGGATTTATTATTTCATCTTTTAATAACTCCATATTCTTTTCTTTTTTTATTTCTTCTTTAGTTTCATTTAAGAAATTATAGATAATCTGGTTAAAAGCCATTATATATAGGATAGATTCTAATTCCTTTAAAATAACAAATTACCAACCATTTAAAACTAAATTTGATATAATTAGTAAAATAAACCAAAATCTAATACAAGATGGGTATTAAAGGACTTACAAAAACGATCACTAAGTATTCACCAGAATCTATTACAAATGAAAACTTATACAAATTATCTGGTAAAAAGGTAGCAGTTGATGCTAGTTTAATCCTTTACCAGCAACTTTTAAAATCCCCTGGTAAGGTATTTAGAAATTCTAAGGGTCAAATAACATCACATATTACAGGTGTATTCTACAAGATTATGAATTATATATCATTAAACATTGAGATGATTTTCATCTTTGATGGTAAACCACCCAACAATAAACAAGATTGTATTAATCAAAGGAAAGAAAAATCAAGGAAAGCGAAAGAAGCATCCTTAAACACTACCTGTGAACAAGAAAAAGAAAAACTTGAAAAATCATCATTAAGATTAACAAGAGAAATGATTGACGAAGTTAAAAAACTATTAACTTATATGGGTATATCTTATATCCACCCGGAAGTTGGAGAAGGAGAAGCATATGCGAGTGAACTTTGTAGAATGGGTTATGTAGATTATGTCCTTACTGAAGATATGGATACTATGGCATATGCATGTCCCAAACTTATTCGTAATTGTATTGATAGAAGTCTTAAAAGAAAAGATATTGTATCAATATTTGATTATAATAAATTAATTAATGATATAGAACTAACACATGAACAATTCTTGGATTTCTGTATTCTTTGTGGTTGTGATTATTGTCCCATTGTTCCCAAAATTGGTAATGTTACGGCAATGAAACTTATAAAAGCACATGGAAATATTGAAACAATTATTAGCGAAACTTCTTCTAAATATGAATTTCCAGAAAATTATTTGAGTATTTTCAATGCTGGGAAAGAGAATTTTAAGATATTTATGGATAAAATAAACGTAAGTGATATAGATATTAAAACGAGTGAAAGAGATATAGATGCCCTCACATCATTTCTAATTACTGATATAGAAATGAGTGAAAAACGTGTTCAAAATTCTTTAAAAAAATTCCATAATAATTATAATGCTGGAAAATGAAAGTAGCGAAATGTGTGCGGTATGTTTATCTAGTATAAATGAAAAAGATAAATATAAATTAGAATGTGGTCATATATTCCATACTGAATGTATTATTAAATGGTTCAGAAATTCTAGTGGTCACTGTCCTTGTTGTTGGGATAATAAAAAGAAACCATCTTTTTATGGTGTTTGGGAAAGACCATATATAAATGCAAGGTGTAAAAGTTTAGAAAAATTTTCTAAAAAAGAAGACGATCAAAAACTTAAAAAACAAGTTGAAAAGTTAAATAAAAAACAAGAAGAATACGATACACTTTTTCAAGAAAGAAAAATTTTAAAGAAAACAGATGAATATATTTATATTATGAAGTCAGTGAATGATATCAATAAAAAAATATACAATAAAGATAGAACAATTATGAATATGAAAATAAAGTTAATTTCGGATTATCCGGTTGTCCTTACCAATTAAAATGCCAATACCATTTTTTTAACTATCTTGGGATTATTTTTTTCTATTTCTTCTTTTTGATGACTTTTCATATCAAATGTACAATTATGGGAATGCCTATTCATATGTTTGGGGCAAAAGTAATTATCACAGTTACATTTAAACTGTTCAAATAGTTTTAGTTTTTTATTACAGAATTGACATACTGGTTTAGTTTTCTTTATTTTAGGGACAACCTTTTCTTTATGTTCTTCCATGTTTTCCATTATTTATAAAATAGATTAATTTTCAAATTTATAAAAAAGTAAATCCATGTCCAGCAAATTTATTACCACCCCCTACTAATTCCAAATTATCTGATAAATCATCTACCCCTCCTCCCCCACTATTTAATAATCTTTTAAATTTATTTAATTCATTTAAATTACTTCCACCATTTTGTTTTTTTTCTTCATCGCTATCACTTGAATCATCGCTATCACTTGAATCATCGCTATCACTTGAATCATCGCTATCACTTGAATCATCGCTATCACTTGAATCATCGCTATCACTTGAATCATCTTTTACGATATTTTTACCAGACCAGGTCCCTACTTTTTTACCATCTTTCTTAAGAGTTCCATCTAACATATTATGTTCATAAATTTCTACATCGTCACCCTTTTTATATATTAATTTTTCCTCATTTAACATATCCCGTTCTATTTCAAACATTTCATCCTTATCACCTTCTTTATTATCATCAGTAAATTCTTTTTCCTTCTTCTTCTTTTTCTTCTTTTTCTTCTTCTTTTTTTTCTTTTTATTTTCATCATTTGATTCATCGCTTGATTCATCGCTTGATTCATCACTTGATTCATCACTTGATTCATCGCTTGATTCGTCGCTATCACTTGAATCTTCATTGTCATCCTTCTGGAGTTTTTTTACCTTTACTTTATTATCTTCTTCATAATCTTCATCACATTCATCTTTCCATCCACTTTTTTTACTATTGTATTCAGTGACATTTGTAAATCCTTTTTCTAATAAAGCAGACTTTATATTACTTGATGTTGGATTTTCATTTTCTTTTATAGAATAAACAACTATTGGTACTTTCTTTAAATCTATTTCTTTGAGTTCATCTTTGTTATCTTTCTCTTTACTTATATTCTTTAATAGTTGGTCCAAAACTTTAGGTTTATCTATAGAACCAATAATCTGTATTGATCCAGGAATATTGTATTCGTCTTTCTTACTCACCATACCATTAATAATTATATGATCTTTAGAATCAATCATTTCATTTAAATTATCTAAACTTATTTTACAATTTACTTCTATCGTCATCACTTTTTCAATATCCCATTCATTATTATCTTTTAAATATACAAAATGTAGGTGGGGGGCATAGATTGTCCCACCTACATTATAAGGTTGTGGACAATTTAAGACAAATTTTGCGAGACCATCTTTATCTGTCTTTATTAATCCTTTATTATCTAGTTTGTCATATGCTTCTTCAGCACTTTTTACATCTCCAAAACCCTTAGCAGTATCAGATGCCCAATAAAATATCCACTTATCATTGTAACTTATGTTTTCTTTTAATATTAATTGATTACCATTATCTTTCGGAAGATCTTCCTTCCACTTTTTTGTACCATCTTTTGGATGTGGTTTGTATTTATCCTTACAAACAAGGATTTTAGGGACAGATACATAAGGGGAAAAAGCATTTTTACTTCTACTATACCACTCGGGGATAGTGTCTTCTGTTTCAATAACACTTTTATCGCCTTTTTTACATGTATAACACGGAGGTTTTTTAGTCATTATTTAATATCATATATTATTTTTTTAGTTAATCTACGAAAAGATATCTTTCCATACTCCTTTTGTATGTGTCTTTACTAGTTTACTCGCATTTTTAACTATCTTTCTATATTCTCCATCTATACCCTTACTTATAATTTTATTAATTTCTTCTCCGATATTATCCGTGTAACCAACAACAAAACAATTAACACCATTTTTAAATGTATTTCCCTTCTCTACCCAATCTTTATGAAGTATAAGTGCACAATCGTGATATATTGCCTCCAAGAAAGTATATTGAGTTCCCCCTCCATCTCCAACAATGATAGACATATCAACGACAAAAGCACAGTTATCTAAAAGATCTTTATTTTCGTATTTCATTGGTAAGTTTTTAGGATATTTACCCTTCCAATATTTTTCAAAATCCATATCTTTTAATTTATGATGAACATATAAACGATTCTCCGCACCAAAAAGATATATTTTCTTTGTATCGTCTAATAATTTATTTGCCTGTAATATATATTCAATATTTTTATCAAAATCAATTCGCGAGATACATAAAGAATAATAATTACATTTATCCCCTATAACATCTTTTTTATATTCAAAAAATGGATGTGGTAAGAAAGAACTTTCTTTTTTATAATTTTCCTGGAGGAATTTTTTAACACTTTCTCTTATTGTTATAACTTCGAAGTTATCTAGTAATTCCCTTAATTTATTTTGTTTTCCTTTTAATTCCGTAGGATCATGTATAACTACTTTTGTTCCTTTTGGAAATAATTCTAAATATTTCCAATAATGTTTATCAACAGCAGTAATTAATATATCATCTAACTCTAATAGTTCATCAATTCGCATATTACGGTATTGCATACCATATCCATAATCTCTTTTATTTGGTTCTGTCCGTTTACCTATTTTATATAAATCACCACTATACTTTAATGCTAAATGCGATGTAAATGTTACCCATCCACCATATATTGGTTTTGCCATATATACAAGATTCATTAATTATTTATTGATATAAATGATAAAATAAAATTTAAAAAAACGAGGTTACTACTATTTTTTTTATATCATTATTATTTCCACCTTTTAATTCAGCATCTATATCTTCACGCCCACCCTTTATTTTTACTTCTTTATCCCCTTCTTCTTTCTCTACTGGTTCTTCTTTAGGAGACCCCTTTACTGGTTCATCGTCTATATCTTCAATTTCTACTTTAATACCTTCATCATCTACTTTAACATCTTCATCATCTACTTTAACATCTTCACCATCTACTTTAACATCTTCACCATCTACTTTAACATCTTCACCATCTACTTTAACATCTTCATCATCTACTTTAACACCTTCACCATCTACTTCATCATCTACTTCATCATCTACTTTAACACCTTCATCATCTACTTTAACACCTTCATCATCTACTTGATCAATAATTACAATATCTTCATCTTTTTCATCCTTTAATTTTGGAAACTCTACCATATCTAAATCAGAAAGATCTAATACCAATGGTAGACCTTTTTTATTCTTACTTTTTTTCTTAGGTTTTGTTTCAACATTTTTAATTTCCTCTACATATTCATTTTGTTTTTTTATAAAATCACTTGTAAGAGTATATATATTATTAATAGGCACTATCCTAGTACTATTAATATATTCTTCCTTTCTTTTTTTCATAATTAAAGTTTTTTTTAAATTATAACTATTTAGAATCATGGTTCGTAATATATATATAGTATTATAATATTTTAATGTCTAAAGCGAAACCTAAGAATATATTAAAGCAATATGAAAATCAAAGCAATATTGAAGTTGGTTTAGATGAAGCTGGAAGAGGTTGTCTTTTTGGACCTGTTTGTATAGCAGGTGTAATCTGGCCAAAAGAAGACCCTGAAAATGCGATGGAAGTTAAAGATTCTAAAAAATGTTCCGAAAAATATAGAAATAAATGTTTTGATTTTATCAAAGACACATCCATTCAATATTCAATAAAAACATTAGATCATAAAGAAATTGATAAAAAAAATATCCTTCAATGTTCTATTGAAGGGATGCATTTATGTCTTGATGAAATTACTGAAAAACAATCTATTGATATGATACTTGTAGATGGTAATCATTTTAAACAATTTTACTCAAGTAAAATGGATGAATTTATAGAACATCAATGTGTAATTCAAGGTGATAATACTTACAAAAGCATTGCTGCTGCGAGTATATTAGCAAAAACATACAGAGATAATTATATAATACAATTGGTAAAGGATAATCCAGAATTAGAAAAATACGGAATACATAAAAATAAAGGATACGGGACTAAAGAACATATGGACGCAATAAAGAAATATGGTATTACAAAATGGCACCGAAAATCTTTCGCACCATGTAAACAAGTTGAATAATAAAGTTAATCAAAAGAAATAACTACCTTTTCAGAATCTCTATTTGTATTCATATCAATTTGTTGAGGTATTACCTGATAAAATAATGTTTTTTTACCATCTATATATTTTTCCTTTGACATTAATGTATAGTTTTGAATTTTAAGAAATTGTCTTAAAATTGTGATACATTTTTTCTCATTTAAATTTATAAGATATTTTTTCCCTTTACATGGAATATAGTATTTTATAAGATCATTATACATAATATTTATATTATCAACTGTTTTTAGATCAGATAAATTTTCTCTTGTAAAAGAATGATTGTCATCCATTCCTTTAATTCCAAAATTTTCTAAGATCTTTTCAGTTATTTGGATATTCGGAGAAACTTTAAATAATTGATTTTTTTGATTCTTCATATTTTATAATTTATTTTAATTCTTAGAAAAAATCTTAAATTTGAAGGATCATATTATAATAATAATAATAATTTGTATATGTGGGTGACTTGTTACAACTGTAATGGAATGGGTATTATCCCTATTAAGAAGGATGATACTATTATATGTAAAAAGGAAGATAAGGAAGAAAATTGTAGAGTATGCTACAAATACCGAATTACAGACGAATATTATCAATTTTATGGTCAATTATGGTGTGAAGAGGATTATGAAATCTCCAGTCCACCAACATCCCCATAATAATTAATCATTAATGTAATTTAAAAATAAAAAAAATACATATAATATATAAATGTCTTCTGATAAAAGATTGATAAATACATGGGATGTAATTGATACATTCTTCAGGGATACAAGTTATTACAAATCACAACACCAAATAGATTCATTTGATGAATTTATTTTTTCAGAAGAAAATGGTATAAGGAATATAATTAAAAGAGAAAATCCATTTATCATTTATAAAGGTCAAGATACAAATACAGGGAAGTTTGATTATGAAATGAGAATTTATTTCGGGGAAAAATTAGATGAAAATGGAGAAATTATTAATGGTGAAGAAAATATTTTTGTATCTTCTCCATCAATGTATGACAATGATAATATGAAAGAAATGTTCCCAAATGACGCTAGAATCCGTAATCTAACATACAAAAGTAATATTTTTTGTAATGTTGGTATTCAATATATTTTCCATAAAACAAATGAGAAGGATAAAATTGTAAACTTTGATAAAATAAATATTGGATCAATTCCTATCATGATTCATTCAAAATTATGTCTTTTACATAAGTTAGATCCAATTAAATTAAGTGATTTTGGAGAATGTCCTTATGATCAAGGTGGTTATTTTGTTATTAAAGGGAAAGAAAAAGTTATCTTATCTCTAGAAAAAAAAGTTAATAATATTCTTTATATAAATTCATCAAGTGATGATAATATAATACTCCAGGGTAATATTAAGTCTGTTTCCAATGAAGGGTTTCAATCTTCACGAACAAATAACATTAATTATGTAGTTAATAAATTACGTGAAAAAATAGATGGTAATACAGTAGTTAGATCGGATAAAACATTTAATGTTCGTGTCCTTGGTTTTGATGTAGAGGTTCCTTTATTTATTATGATGAGGGCACTCGGTTTCATTTCCGATAAAAGAATTTTATCACTTATTATTTATGATAATGATACTGATAAATTGAAAAACAAATTAATAGAATTAATACGTCCTTCTGTAAAAGCATCTCATCCGATATTTACGCAAAAATCTGCCTTTAAATTTTTATCGTTAAATACAAAGGGTAAAGAAAACTTCAATGTAATAGATCTTCTTAATAATAACCTATTTCCTAATTATGGCAATGATAATTTATCTAAGGGTTACTATTTGGGATATGTTGTTAGAAAGATACTTCTAACTCATATTGGATTATACCCCAATACAGATAGGGATTCATATGTTAATAAAAGAGTTGATCTACCGGGTTCATTATTATTAGAATTATATCGTGAATTATGGGGTAATTTTAAGAGAAATACATCATTAAGAATAGATGGTGAATATAAATTAAATTATGAATCAATAGATGCATCTGATATTACAAACATAATTAACGAATATAATGTTTCTAAAATTTTTGATAATAAAATAATGGATTCAATTAATAAATCTTTTGGAGCTAGATTTGGAACTGGATTATCTTCTAGACAGGGTATTGTTCAAGATTTAAATAGAAATGTTGCTTTAGGGACACTTTCTCATATTCGGAGATTATCAACACCATTACCATCTGGTTCAAAAACAATTGGTCCTAGAAAACTACATAATTCTCAATGGGGGTTTGTATGTCCTACCGAATCTCCTGATGGAGGTAATGTAGGTATCATAAATCATTTATCAATAATAGCGAGAGTTACAACTAATATAAGTGAAAGTGGTTTGTATGATGCCATTGTTGATGGTGAGTTAATAAAATTAGAAAATTGTACAATAGGGGACATCGCAACATATACAAATATTTTCTTAAATGGTAAAGTTATAGGTCTTCATAAAAATCCTTCATTACTCCAGGAATATATGAAATTATTAAAGGTAAACAGTTTCATTAACATTACAACATCTATTTCATGGAATATTAAAACAAATGAATTCCATGTATTTACAGATTCTGGAAGGATTATAAGACCAATATTTTTATTAAAAACTGATGATAATGGGGATAAATATAATGAACTTATTAGTGGCGATACTTCATATATTGAAAATTGGAAGAAAGCGATCCACGGTTATTTATATGGTATTATTGAAGATATAGATTTTACAACTCCCTATTATTTCAAAGAAGAATTAGCAAAATTAAAGAGTTCTAACAAAAATTATATGGATATACTTCGGAAATCAGGGAGTGTTATTGAATATATAGATTCAATAGAATCTGAAAATGCTTTAATTGGAAGAGATATTAAATCATTTGAAAACCATAACACACATTGTGAAATACATCCTTCTCTCATGTTGAGTGCCGTTGCTCTAAATATCCCTTTCCCCGAACATAGTCAATATCCAAGAAATGCTTTCTCATGTCAACAGACAAAACATGCGGTTGGGGTATATTCCTCAGCATATACAACCAGATTTGAAACATTCTCTCATATTTTAAATTACCCTCAAAGACCTATTGTAACAACTCGTTTTAAAAAATACACCGATGTAGATAAATTACCTTATGGTGCGAATGCTATTGTAGCAATTGCGTCATATACTGGATACAATCAGGAAGATTCTGTTATGATAAATAAAAATTCTGTTGATAGAGGTATGTTTAAGTCTCTATACTATAGGAGTTATGAAGATAGCGAAAGTGATGAAAATGGAAAAAAAGTTTATTTTTCAAACCCTCTCATGGAAAAAAACATACATAAATTAAATCCAGGAAAATATACTAACTTAGATGACCATGGATTTATAAAAGAAGGAACATATATCACTGATTCAGATGTGCTATGTGCTAAATGTTTTAAAACAACAACTTCAGATGGAAAAGAAATAACTAAAGTTGTAGGTAAAAAAGCGAATTTTGGAACTTCTGGTATTGTTGATAAAGTTATTGTTGTAAAAAATAAAGATGGATTAAGGACTGTTAAAATAAGAATTCGGAAAGAAAAAATACCTGGTGTAGGTGATAAATTTGCTTCTCGTTGTGGGCAAAAGGGTATGTGTGGTATGGTTCTAGAACAATGGGAAATGCCCTTTACAAAGGATGGAATTGTCCCAGATATTATCATAAATCCACATGCTATTCCAACAAGAATGACTATTAATCAATTGTTGGAAGTTATCTTAGGTAAGAGTGCTTGTATTAGTGGTCATTTAGGAGATGCTACACCATTTCAAAACAATGATATAAAACAATTTTCAGATGTTCTTCAAGGTTTTAATTATGAAAGGAATGGTGAAGAAGTTATGTATTCGGGTATTACAGGTGATCAAATAAAATCTACAATATTTATTGGACCAACTTACTATCAAAGATTAAAAATTATGGTTGCTGATAAGATGCATAGTAGAGGTACCGGTCCCATGAATTATTTAACAAAACAACCTGCTGCCGGAAGAGCAAATAATGGTGGATTAAGGATTGGAGAAATGGAAAGGGATAGTATTATATCACATGGGATTTCTAGTTTCCTCAATGAATCTGTTATGGAAAGGTCTGATAAATATAAAGTTCAAATAGATAATAAAAATGGATTAATCACATATGATGATAATCTAGAAAGCAAAAAAATGGTAAAAATGCCAAATGCTATGAAATTATTAATTCAAGAATTAGAATCAATGAGCGTTGGAGTTAGATTAATTACAGAAGAATCTGTTAATGAAGATATATTCAATGAATTACATAAAAATGTATCTAAATATTCAATAGAAGAAGATTTCTTAGATGAAGAAATTGTAAATCTAGATGAGGAAGAATAATTTATATACTAACTGGTAATAAATCATCAAAATACTGTCGGGCATAGTTTGTATGTTCTTCTTCCTTGGAATAAACTGAAATAATATTTATATCTTTTGACATAACATTTGTATTTGATATTTTAACATATTTATCATTTGAGTAATATTCACATGGTAAAACACCATAATATCTTATATGGATTATATCTTTCACAACTTTTTCATGATCTATAAATGTATTTTTCATAAATCGTGCTTCAAAATCTTTCAATTCCACTTCTGCAACAATTTTATATATTCTTCTTGTTTTCATCCTTAGAACAAGTTGAGATGCTTGATAACTTATACCTTTCATGTTTATAATAGTATCATCTAGTTCAATAAATTTATCAATATCATCTGATTCCACAATTCCCTTAATGTTAATTTTATCTTCAACCATCTTCAAGTATTCTTTCATCATATGTTCAAGACTACGAACCTTTCTATGATTGTAAACTTCTCTGTACATTATGAAACGAATATGGAAGAAGTCCTCAATATTCGTCCTTACTTTTTCAGAGTATTGAATTTTTCCATCAATGATTTTTGAATAATTCATAATTCTCTGAAACTCAATACCATAATTAAGTCCAGTCATATGTATATCTCTCATTAAGTAATCAAAACGATCTACATCAATACCGTTCTTATTAGAGATAATCTGATACTTATATTCATCTTTTATAGGATTAATAACCTCAAGTATAAAGTCAATTTCATCATCCGAAAATCCTATCTCATATTTTTCGTTCATCACTCTAAGTATCAATCCAGAACGGTATTCATGTTGTTTTTCCTTTGAAACAATATCATCAAATAAGTGACTGTAGGGACCATGACCAATATCATGGATTAAACCTGCAATAGATATACACAACTTTTCCCTTTCTGTAAAATATTTACCATCCACATTGAGGATATCTACATAATTCTTCGCTAGATGGTAAACACCTAGTGAATGTTCGAAACGTGTATGGACCGCACACGGAAACACTAAATAACAACAACCAAGTTGTTTGATATCTCTTAATCTTTGAAATTCTATTGTGTCTATTATTTTCTTCGCAGTTTCACACAAACTAATGTTACCATGAATGATGTCGTAAATCATTGTAAAAAAATGTTTATATTATTTTTATTATTTAAATCAAATTTTTAATTCAAAAGCATAAAGTATTTTCTAGGTGTGTCATTGGTTTTTAGTAACTTGTTTTCCTTAAATAATCTAGCACATGCCGCATTACAAGTATTGCATGGAGTTTTAGCATCTTCCGACCATGGTTTTACATTCATTTTATCTATTTCATCAAAAATTGCCCTTACAGTCCTTTGTTCACCATCTTTACAAACATGAAGTATGTAATCGCTAAATTTTTGAAATGGTTTTTCACCAGGTGTAATGTTTAATAGATCTTGTAGTTGTTTTATTTCTTCATTTTTTTCCTGTAATTCTTCATTTTTTTTCTTTAATTTTGCTTTAAGTTTTTCTATTTCTGTATCCTTTTCAATAAAGATATCTTTTATAGCTGTTATATGATGAGCAACACTCATTATAATATGTTTATATCCATTTCATTTAATTATTCAAATTTATTAGTCCAATCACTATCACCATCAATACAATTTGCTACACTATTTTTATTATTATTAATATATGGTCTACCGATTGCTATATCAGGTGGTAATGATATTGTACAATCAGAATGTTCAACACATTCTGATCTTTCTCTATCCCACCATAAATTAGACGGACATTGATATTCAGGATTACACATCATATTACACATCATAATTTCTGGTTCAGAACATATCAATGGACAACTTGTCCCACAATCATTCCATACCTGGCCACCACATTCTTCCCCTCTATTACAAACAATATTATCTAAACTACATAATTCACCATAATTTGATAATAGTATTAGTATGTCATTAACATCTACAACACCATCATCATTAATATCTTCGTTTAAATCACCACTTTCAGAGAATCTCGTTAAGACCCCTAATAAGTCATTCACATCAATAGAACCATTACCATCTATATCTCCGACGCAAACCTGTTGACCAGTTACAAAAGAAAATAAACTAAATATACTCAAAAGGAAATTCATTATATATATATTTATAATATTCCTTTAAATTTTATTTAAGAATAAAACTCGTAAATAAAATTATAAATGAGTAAATTAACCCTTGATAGTAATTCAGCATTCTATAGTTATGTTATCTACTATACATACGAAAAGAATAAAGATAATATAAAAGATTTTAAATATCTTTCTCAAAGCACTGTAAAACCATACGAATATATTCCACGAAATGAAAGAGGAAATCCGGAACATAGTATAAAAATGTGTTCTCCCAATGATTTAACATTTGATTTTGTTTTTGAAGATAATAAAATAACCTTTGACCATAAAACGAGATTAGATGAAAATAATAATCCAGTAAAGATTTTAGTTCCTGGACCAGGGTGTAATAGTTCACCTGAAGAAATAATATTAAAAGAAATTACACTTCAAGGGGAAAATAACGATATACTTATTAAGTATGTTGATACTGCTAAAATTTATTGTGAAGATAAAATTAATCTTTCAAAAAAATCAACGGAGTCAACTATTAAAGTAAATATGTGGAGGAAAGATTATTGGAACCTACTCTTTAAAAGTCCAAAGAGACCATTAGATACACTCTATTTAAAAGAAGGTCAAAAGGAAGATTTAATTAAAAATATTGAAGAATTTTATGATCCAGATACAAGGGCAGATTATCTCTCTCATGGAATACCTTATAAGAATGTAATTATGTTGTATGGTCCCCCAGGAACTGGAAAAACAAGTACTATTAATACAATTGCTTCACATTTTGATGCAAATGTTTATGTTATACCAATTTCAAAAGAATTAACTGATTATGGTCTAATAGATGCAATTTCTTATTTAGAAGAAAAAGAAGATAAAAGAAGAATTATTATTATTGAAGATATTGATGCCATATTTACAGACCGTAAAAAAGGTGATGATGATAATGGTATTACTCTTCAAGGGTTATTGAATTGTTTTGATGGTTTTGCTTGTGTAGAAGGGACACTACTCTTTATAACAGCAAATAAACCTGAAGTAATTGATAATGCTCTGCTAAGGTCATGTAGAGTTGATTATAAATATGAACTTGGTTATGCGGATGAATATCAAACCAAGTTTATTTTTTCAAAGATGGCACCTGAAAATGATAAAGATTCTTTTAAAAAATTCTATAATTTAGTAAAAAATAGGGAATATACCACAGCGATGCTTCAAGAATTTTTATTCCCTAATCGTAAGAAAGATACTATATTTAACATTATTGATGAATTTTATAGAATAATTGATAATAGCAAAAGTGATTTCTATGAAAAAAAAGACAAAGATAATCTTTATTTATAAATTTGAAAAATTATATAAACATATTATATAAAATAATATTAAATGAATATTGTAGAAAAAGTAACAAATACACGTTTTACACTTAAAAAAATACTATCAACTGAATGGGATACATCTGTCATGCCTGATATGAGTAATAATGAAATTGAAAAATTGTATACACTACCCTCTTCTAAAAATAAACAGATAGCACAATTCGGAGTAGCATCTGCTTGTAATTTCTCATTAAAACACAAAATGATCCCTTCATATAAACTCCACATCATTTACTATAATTTTCCTGAAATTGGAAAGAGTTCATCAAAAATAACGAAATCATCATGTGATAAAATAGATGCTTTATATTCTTCAGAAATGATATCGCCACATGATAGTATTATAATGATTATTAACGATGAAATTTCGGAGTCACTACAAACTAGTTTCGGTTCCCTTAATGTAAAGCTTCAGAATGATTTAGAAATTTCTGAATTAGATGAAAAAGTAATTAGCGAAATGAAAAAAAATAATATTTCACTTCAGAAAAAACATTTTAGAACTGTAACATTGTTTAATGTTAACAATTTAACAAACAATATAATGGATCACCGACTTGTTCCAGAACAAACTGTTGTAAGAGACCGTGAAGATATTAAAACTATCCTTGAAGAAAATAATTGTAGTTCAAAACAACTCCCAATTATTCTTAAACAGGATATCATTAGCAAATATTTAAGACTCTCGCCTGGAGACATATGTAAAGTCACTCGGAAAAGTATTAAAACAGGTGAATATTATTTCTATAGGATATGTTATTGAATAACATCAATCTTATCAAATACACCATATGGTACATATTTAATACGTTCTCCATTACATTCTTCGCCCTTGCTTTTAGCGTAACCCATTGTTATAAATAGTATACTTATTATCATAAGTAGGAAATCATATCTCATTATATATATTATTATTATTTTATATTACATTTTTTTCTTCTTTTATTTTATAAATTATCTTACATGGATGTGATCTGGACAATTTTTGATATTGTCCATATTCATATATAATATAGACTACAAATATTATAAGTAATAATGTAAATACTTCTTCCATATATAATATATATATAGTATATTATTGTTTCACCTTATTTGCCATCCATGGATCAACATCTGATAGAGATTCTTTCATATCATCACTAATAGTCCCTTCATTTAAGATATTATCAACAACCTTTTCAACATCTTTAACAACATTTTCAACATCTTCAACAACCTTTTCAACATCTTCAACAATCGTTTCAACATCTTCAACAACCGTTTCAACATCTCCAACCGTATCAAGTATTTCTTCAACCGTAGAAGGAGTTTCTTCAGGTTCCGGATCGTCTACATCATTTTTCTCCTGTTTTTGTCTTTCCATATCTTCTCTTTTTTTCTGCATCTGTTCTTCTTTTGCTTTCTTAATTTTATCTCTTTTCTCTTCTTCATAGAAAATGTCACGATTAATATTATTTTCCTTGTATTTTTCCATCATTTCATTTAATTGTCCATTGATATAATGTTCATCTTGAACTTTATCAGCACATGGATCCCATGGAAGCCAATAACCCACTTGACCTACAAAAACATGAAAATCAGAATCAATTGATTGAAGTGATTTAGCGCGTTTATCTGCCTCATCACGAGTACTGTATGTTCCACGGACTTTCAAACCACGTATATTTGTTTGAAATTTATTTCTTTCATCAAAATCCTTTTGTAATTCATCTTGATATTTATAAGTATAATCTGTATATTTCTTCATTACATCTTCCAAATCTAATTCTTTATCTTTACAATAAGATTGTAAAAACTTTGATACTTTGAATGACTCTTTTGATTCAATAATTGTTTCGGGGGAAACAAATGATAAACATACGTAACTTTGTCCAGGTAGTGGATCATCCACCTCAAGGAAATCTTCTTTTTTATTTTCTTCAGTCATTTTATATTAAGGTATAGAATAAATTTTTAAATATTAAACATAAAAATTAAAATGAATGAAGAGAAGGTAAAAAAATAAAATTTTATATACTATAATGGATTTACCTGGACAAATATTTGTAAAAAGTATGAATGGTAAAACTATAACATTAAACGGGGTGGATTCAACTGATACAATTTTAGATATAAAGGTAAAGTTTTTAAATAAAGAAAAAATAATTGATGAACCTGAAAATTTTAAATTTATGTTCCCGGCAGGTAGCGTAAAAGATGATGATAAAACAATGAGTGAAATAGGTGTTAAAAAAGAATCTACTCTTTATGTTGTCTATAAATTAGGACCTCCAAAAGAAAAAAAATTCCCGGAAAAAGGAATAACAGGTGAACTATCAAACGATACAATAAAGGATTTAGTTATGAGAGTTATTGATGTGGATAATGATGATAAATCAGTTGTAGTATTACCTGGTAGTGTGATTGGTTCTGATAGAAACTTTTTAGAATCAATGATTACACCTGAGTCTAAATATTATAATAAACATGATTTATTTAAACAACAATTACCATTACCAATATTACAAGAAGCTTATGATAGCAATAAAAATGTCCATATATTTTTAATAGACCCGGGTTTTAATATTACGAATAACAGCATGAATGATGTAAGGAATATTTTTGATTCGGTTAAAGATAATAATGGAGTTATTTTTTCTGATGAAAGTTCTGATGAAATTGATGAAAAAATGGGGTTTTATATAGAAGAAATTTATGATATTTTTAAAGAAATAAATATTAAAAATATTGAGTATTTCACAGAAAAAGGATTGTATGTTTATTTATACGTATTACCATTTACTGTGAGGACAAATGAATTAAATGAACTATCTGACGATTTAAATAATATTGAACATTACATATACCTCAGACCCGACCCCCATCAAAATTTAACAAGTGAAAATTTTAGAACAAACGGTTCTATCACCAAACAGTTAAAAGATTGGCATTCTAATAATATGAATGGAGGTGGTTTAACTCAAGAAGGTATGATGTGGGCAAATGCTGCTGCTGAAGATATGAAAAAAAGACAATCTGGTGGTAAAGTTCCTAATCATTATACCGCCGGTCTATCTAGAAAAGATAAGAAAAAACAACAAAAAAATCTCAAGAAATCTACGAAAGACTATGAAAAAGGTAAATATACATCTAGACCCAAATTAAAAAGTTTTAAATCTAAAAAGAGTAATTGGACATCTAAGTTTGAGAAAAAATATGGTAAGGATATTAAAAAATATAAACAAATTTCAAAAGCAACAGGAATACCTGTCCTGGCATTAAAAGCAGTTGTAAAAAAAGGTATGGGAGCTTACTACAGTTCTGGTTCAAGACCAAATCAAACTGCAGAATCATGGGGTAAAGCAAGGATGTATTCTTACATTATGGGTGGACCAACCAGGAAGGTTGACAAGCATATCACTGAGAAGTATGGTGTGAGATTCTCCTAGCAAGGAAAGGATATCTCCTCCCTGACAAATAAGGATGGTTTCAAATTTTCACCGAAGAGTGATTTTTAAGACGAATTTTCTCCTCAGAGAAAAAATTTGAAATCATCAGGGAGCAGGAGGGCACAACAAACAAACAACACAAACCGCTCACAAACCGCTCACAAACCGCTCACAAACCTCTCACAAATCGCAACCGACCACACGAAGATGCAGACCATCTGCCTCCCGATGACCTTCTCCATCAAAGACCTCATGAATCACCCTCAGATAAAGAAAGCCCTCCGCGAGAGGGAACAACACTACGTGGACAACCTCAAGTGGCTTGACGAAGACCTGGACAAGAAGAACAAGGAAGAAGAAGAGAACCTTCGGATCCAAGAAGAGAATATTTCTCGGATCCGATCCGCTTCGGAGGAGATCATTCCTCTATCTGAGTCCTTCGCATCCTTCATGGATGACTCCGACTCAGACCCCGACTCCGACTCCGACTCCGACTCCGACTCAGACCCCGACTCCATGACCGAGATTGACGATGACACCCTCTCAGAAAAAGCAACGCCCCCCACTCCCACCCCTCGCTCAAAATCCGCCGAGGACGACACCATTCGTCCTCCCAGCATAAAATTTCAAAAAAACAAACACTCTCTATCCGAAGTAGATGACTCTAAGTGGATGATCAAGAAAAGTGCGATCCTGGGTTACTTCGAAGATTCAAAATGTGAAAACTGGAAAGACCATCGTAAGAGTTTCCGTACAATGGTCTATACAGACCCGAAATACATGGATTGGTCTGCGACCCAAGAGAATGGTGGTTGCGGTCCAGGATACTCTCTAAGGAAACACGGGAAACACCGTGTGATTACAGCAGGTGCTAATTGGTTGAACTGGAAAGACGAAAAAAAAGAATGGCAGTGTGATTCGCTCCACTTTGTGAAACAAATATACGATGCAATGGCCAAGCGCCAGAAATAAAAAACTCTAGATAGTCCTTATAGAAAAATCATTTTTTTTTGAGAATGTCTAAACTCTTAAACATATTAATTAATAATCTTTCAATCACATTAACTGTCATTGAATTACCAACTCTTATTTTTAATTGATGTTCAGAAACATTCTCTGGTTTTTTATATGATTTTGGAAACCCTTGCAACATTAAGTATTCCTTAATTGTTGCTTTCCTTTGTTTTGGAACACACCACATATTTGGTTGTGCTGTAATACAAGGTGCCCATTTATTAGAATTAGGAAATTTTGCTTCTCTAAATCCGATATCTATGAATATTGAATCTTCAGGAATTTTTTTAAATAAATTATAATTAGAAGGTTTAATATCAATCTTCGTATTGCATGTATTATCTATAAACTTTTCTAATGGTTTCATTTTTACATCTTGTGGAAATACAAACTCTTTTTTTATATCTGATTTTAAGATACCTATTATATACAACCTTTCCCTGCATTGTGGAATGCCCTGATCCTTGCTATTTATAACCTTATTGTGTACATTATAAGAACCATTGTTTTCTAACCGATTAATTATTTGATTAAAATAATATCCGTTATTTAAAGTTTTCAGTGTTTTAACATTTTCTAATATGAAACATTTCGGCTTCTTTTCTAATATAACCTTTAAACAATCCTCAAATAGATTAAGTCGCGGATCAACTTCACTTTTAAATTTATTAGCACGACTATATGGTTGACATGGAAACCCGGATACATAAATATCTATATCGGGAACATCAACTATTTTCCTTTTTTGAATATCTCCAAATATTATTTTTGGATTATTGTTTTCTTTTATACAATCAAGGGCATATTTATTTGTTTCTGAAGAAAAAACATGATCATAATCTATATCGTATTTATTCTTTATTTTTTTAAGCGCTTCAATTGGTGCCTCTATACCACTACAATCTGTCCCTATATTTAATTTCATAAGTATAATTATTATAAATATATTTTATATCAGTATTTTACGGTCTTATTAAATGAATATTAATAGTAAAATTATTGTTAAAATTATCGTAAATAGAAAGTAACTATCATCATAGATTTCATTTGCAATAATATTATCTTTTAATTCTTTTATCATATAATCTTTCACAAGTTTATAACCCTGTGAAGCATAATATCCCCTAACACCGACACCAGAAATAACAGCAACCCTATTAAACCCTTGTGCATGAGATATATCTTCCGCAACTTTCATCATTTTTTTTCCAAATCCCATATGTTGGACATTACCCTTCTTAGATGAATGGTCTACAATACTACCATATACGTGGAGTTCACGGATAAATGTACAATCATTCAATTCCTTATGTATAATATCCTTATTATTATCATTAATCCTTAATCTCAGGAATCCATAAAGTGTCCTCTTGTTGGGACTCTCATAACTTATAAAATATTCTGTTGATTCTACACCATTATATTCTCGGATAACTAATTCTGCTTTTTCAATATCACATGGATTTCTACCAACTTCTCTACACCTTATATCATCTGAAACTATATCTTCACGATTTATAAGTTTTTGATGTAAGTTTACATCTTTATTTCCACCAATAATATTCATATTTGGAATATCTCGGATAATTCTATTTATTCTGATCCAAGGGAATACATTCTTTTTTATGAATGCTAATACTTCAATAAGGTCTTCTTTATTTTCGGAATATGGTTTATATGTTTCATTTTCATACCATTCTTTTATCTTTGTCCAATCTACTACCGAACACGGATATATCTTTAATTGATCTGCCTGTAATTCAGGATGTAGTAGTTCATATTTAATATAATTCTTATCAACTTCTATTACGCATTTGATACCAAATATCTTTTTAAACATATCAAGATCCTTTTCTTTTGAACTACCCGGAAGATCAGGCATAAGATGCCAATCTACTTTACCACCATTCTTCTTCCAAATACCATTACCTCTAATAATCTGATCTAGGTTACAACCACGGTCAATATAATCTAGTACATCATCATCAATGTGTTGAACACCTATCTGTAATCTAGTTACATTAAATCTCCTCATTCTCCTTATTTGTCTGGGATTTAGATATTCAGGACGTGTTTCAAGTGTGAGACCAATTATTCTTTTTTTAGATGTTTCAGCAATCTTTATTTCTTCTTCTAGTGTGAGTTTATCACGAACACTATTATCTACCGTATTTCCAGCATAATATATATCCCTTATAAATGATTCTTGATATTTTTGTGGATAATTATCCCAAGTTCCACCTAACACTAAAATCTCAATTTTATCTACAATATGTCCACAATTTGTTAGAGCATTCGCTCTATCGTATATCTGTAAAACAGCATCAAAACCATTGCGATTTGCCCTTAGAACTGCTGGTTCTGTTGAAAGGTAACTACGCGGTTGTTCACCCTTAACACCAGTGATAGTATCACCAACTGAAAATTTCGGAAGAGAACCTTTTAATTCTATTCTAAAAGTATTTTCTGAGAAAAGGTCACAATGATTTACCTTATATTGATGATCATTATAGATTATATATGTAAGGAGTCTGATAACTCTTAAATCATCTGACGAAGATACCATAAATTTACAATTATCATCAATCCTCTCTATTTTAAGTGTTAATTTTACACTTGGTTCATTTGGACAATAAGCACAATCGTGACGACAACTAAATTCTTGAATAATCAATTCTCCATTTTCATCTATAAAACTTGGATTAGGTGACGTTAAAATAGTAATTACACTTACTCCTGAAGAAGATCTAACTTTTTTCTTTAAGGAATATTGTAGGTAGCTTTTGTTTTCTTTTATCTCTCCATTTTTTAAAAGTTTAAAATATAATTTATTTAGAGTCGGTTTATTTGGACACAGTTTATATTTTTTTTTAAGAATATCATAGTTCTTTATATAGTCTGTATTTGAGTTGAATTCACATATGAAAAGGTCTTTCGCAAACTTTTTAAGGTTTTCATTCTTGACAATATTTTCTATATCGTCCATGTTTAATGCGTAACAATTATTCTTTTTAATTTAAAATTAAAATATATCAAATTTATATATATAATGGGTTCTTCTAATTCAACAACAATGGAAAGTAAATCAACAACAGACGTTACAAATAATTTTATGCAAAGTATGAATACAGATGTTAAAAATTCAAATTCCGCAGAACTTGATATGACACAGACCCTTACCTTTAAAGCGCCGTTTGCTTCAATGAAAGATTGTAACCTTACAATAGAACAAAATCAAAAAGGAACATTGAGAGCAACCATGGATGCGATGGCTAACCTAACAGAAGAGCAAACTGTAAACTTAGCAGCAGAAATTTCAAATGCTCAAGAATCTGCATTAGAACAATCAAATTCAGGTCTTTCAGTAACTCCAAGTGACAATGAAGCAAATATAAAACAAGAAATTGAGAATAATGTAACAAATAACCTTACTATGTCTATTAACAAAACCTTTGAGAATATGAATTATGCAACAGGAAGTCAAGTCCAAGACGCTACAATAGATCTCTATGGAATGCAATGCGAAGGATCAAATATTTTAATTAATCAGAATCAAGCACTTGAAGTCGTTGCTGAAAATTTAGCAGAAACTATTGCAGATAGTGTACAAAGTGGCGAAGCAGTTACAAAAGTCAAGAATGAACAGACTGCGAAAGTAAAACAGAGTAATACTGGTGTTGGGGCATCTGGTAGTGGTGGATCTAGTAGTTCTTGTATATCAGTTATTGTTTTAGGGGTCGGTGCTGCGGTTGCCTCTGGAGCAATACCCATGCCACAAGGTGGTGGATTAAAAAGAGGGGGTAGTGAACCCAATCCAGTTTCTGCTGAAGGGGGTATGAATAAAGGGATGTTAATAGGAATACTGGTTGTTGGTTTTGCTGTTTTAGCGTTGATTTCTTTATTGATATACTATTATACTCCCGAATATCCATGTCCTGGAGAAGAGGATTGTAACAAAGCATGGGATGAAATTAAAGCATCGGCCCCAAAAGTTCCTGCTGATTTATTACGTAAGTATCATAATTGCCGAATTAGACATCGTGCTAGAGGTATTAAACCTGAAGTTTTTAGACCCCATTGTGAATCATATTGTGCACACGCTACAAGAGAATCAACTACACCCGGTTTACCATCTAATCCTTTAACATGGTTATTTTGTCTAGGTGATCTCGGTGGAGAAGAAGAAGATGAAGGTGATGGTGGTGAAGATGATGATGAAACAGAAACAGAAACAGAAACAGAAACAGAAACAGAAACAGAAACATTTGTCAATTATAAAACTAAACCATTACCAGAAGGATATGGAAATTATTATTAAAATAATATTATATATATATATAATGCCTCCAAAATATAAGACATGTTCAACTGTATTTCAAAGGCAAGGATTAGATGCTGGACATGGACGTATTACAGTACCTTCAAATTATGGTAAAGGTAATACTGATAATGACTCTTGTGGCGAAGTTTATGCCCCTCACGACTGCCCTTCCGGTTATAAATTACTTAGTGGTAATACCCCATACCATGATCATGGTAGAGTAAGAACAGCAGGAACTGCTGTTAGTGATAGTGTATTAAAAAGTAAAATGTGTTGGAGAGGAGGTAATACATCTGGAAGAGGAAGTCAAGCAATTCTAGGGATGAGTCACGGAATTCATGGATCTTATTATGTTAAATCAAATGAAGGAAGTGGATCTAATAATTATGGAAAAGTTTGTTTTAAAGATGGATGGGGATGGAGTAGAACAAATCCAATAAATGGTAATAAAAGTAATATTAATATTGAAGATAATATTAATGCTTGTTGTGGTTTTAAAGATAGTGTTAGAATGTCTGTTCAAGAAAAATATTGTAATCCAGACCATTGTTTTAAGAAAAACAGCGCTGAGTATTCTATATCAAATCCAGATGAAATAACAAAAAAATGTGCCGACCAACTACTGAAAAATTGTAAAAAATGGAGTTTTGTGAATGATCTTATAGGTTTTGAAGATGATAGATGTTCTGATCCAATTGGGCAAATATCAAAAGATACAGGGACTAGAAGAGATAAATTATCTGACCACCATCTTGGTAAAGAAATTAATTATTCTGCCTCAATTCAAAGATCAGAATATTCTAAAATTGGTAATGATTTATGTAAGATTGATGATTTTTTGAATTCTGGAAGTAAAAATGATATTAAAAAGAAGAAAAATAAAAAATGTCTTCAGTGGTGTAAAGATAATAGTGATACATGTGCTCCAAAGATGACAGAAGTTTGTAAGACTATATACGATAGAGTTAAAAAATATCCAGATGTTTTTTCAGATGATCTAAAGAATTTTGAAGGGATATGTGCATGTAACTGGCCACAAGAATTTTATGATAATATAATAGACTATTATATAAAAACATATAATGTTACAGCTGGGGAGGTAGGTACAAGGAGGAAATGTTTATTTAAACCGTGTGGTTCTTCAAATATTAAACACGTTGACCCTCTCGCTTCTGACGATACTTGTCTTCCAACAAATTTTACATCATGTATTCAAAATCTAAATATAGATTTTACAGGTTCACAAATAGAAGGTGAAGTCAATGTTGATGCCGGTCAGTCACAATCATGTGGGACATTCGCCGATTCGGGTGCGGGTGGGAGTGGGAGTGGGGGGGATTCTGAAGGCGGTCCAGGGAAAACCAGCGAAGTATCTAATCCTGGGGGGGGAGATACTACTTTCATTGTGGTTATGGTAGTAATTGTAATATTGGTCATTGCTTTAATTGCGGGTGGAGTTATTATTATAAAGAAATAAAAGTATTGTTCGTATATAAAATATATTTATATTATATAACTATAATATAATATAATGACTGGTGGTTTAATGCAACTGGTGGCTTATGGAGCACAAGATACATATTTAACAGGAAACCCCCAGATTACTTTTTTTAAAATAGTTTATAGAAGACATACAAATTTTTCTATGGAAACTATAAAACAAACTATAGATGGAGATACTCATACTGAAACTACAAAAGAAAATAAAGGAAGTATTATTATATCTAGAAACGGTGATTTATTAAGCAAAATATATGTCACATCTAGTACTTCCGGTATCACGGATGGTTATGAAATAATAAAAGACGTTTCAATTGAAATTGGTGGTCAAGAAATTGACAGACAAACTAAAGAGTGGTTTCAAATATGGAATGAATTAACTATACCTGAAGATAAAAGATTAGGATTCAAAAATATGGTCGGTTCTTTTAATCATGGTGGGACAATAATGAATGAAACAGGAAAAGTTGGTGTTAATCATATTCAAATCCCATTATTATTTTGGTTCTGCCGTAATCCTGGATTAGCATTACCACTAATAGCATTACAATATCACGAAGTACAACTAAATATTACATATGGAACATCCATGGGGGTGAATGCTGACTTAAATGTTGAGTGTGATTATTTTTATTTAGATACTGACGAAAGAAGAAGATTCTCACAAGCATCACATGAATATTTAATAGAACAAATACAATTACAAAAACTAAATAATATTAGTGATCAAAAAATAAGTTTTAATCATCCTATCAAAGAAATAATCTGGACCTCGTCTACAAATTATATTGATGCTTCTTTAAGTTTAAATGGTCATGAAAGATTTGAAAAACAGAAAATGGAGTATTTTCAATTAAGACAACCATATGATTATCATTCTGCGATACCAGGATATAATATACCAATTACTGATAAAACAGAACTTTTAACGACACCCATAGATACAGGTATAACTAAGCACAATATTGAAACAACTATTATAAATGATGTTAATAACTCAAACATCGTGAAGTTAGACTCCGCTTTTTTATCTTTAGGGACTACAAACACAGTAACATTTGATAAATTTAAAGTAGGAGATTACATATCTATCATAATATCTTCGTATTGTTCGGGAGATGGGGATGGCGATACAGAATACTCTAGTGCGAGGAGAGAAGGTGCTTCTGCAGCTGCTCGTAGTTCTTCATCATTATCTATTGGTGATACAGAATATGATGTAACATCCTCAAAAACATCTTTTCATAGAGTAACAGCAATTGATTCTTCCCTTAAAACAGTTACTTTTTCTCCAAATGTGACAGCGAAAAATAATAATAATAATCTCATCAATAGTTTATCAGTTAATTCGGAATTAGGGGACCACCTTTATGTTTATATCTTAGGGAGAATACAACAAAAAGAATCAAGGTGTTCAAGATTAGCAAAAAATATTAATGTATATTCTTTTTCATTGAGACCAGAAGATCATCAACCGAGTGGAACTTGTAATTTTTCAAGAATAGACACTGCTAGATTAATAACGGGTGCTGATTTATCATCAGATGATAACATTTACGGTATTAATTATAACATCCTAAGAATAATGTCAGGTATGGGTGGTGTCGCCTATTCAAATTAAATTTGACATTTACCTTTTGAATTGCTAAAAAAACAATATGGGACTATATACCCACCTTTTCCTCTCTTTCTTCTATATATTTCTCTTAGTCCTTTACTTTTACGATGAAAATGAAGAAAATAGTATATTTTACGCACTCTTAAATCTATCTTATATTATTGAAGCATTTTCTTAAAATACCGCGTAAATACATCTTATATCCGATAATACTTTTTCATATTTTGCTTTTGCTTCTTCTTTTTGTATACCTTTTCCATAATACTCATTTATATTTCTAAAACCCGAGTTCATTTGTATCCAAAACTCTATATCTACTAATAGAGATATATCTTTAATCAACCATACCTTACATTTATCATAATATTTTTGTCTCCAATCATATTTTACATAGTTTAATATTTTTTCTAAGATATCATCCGGTAAATCTTCTATATTTATATTATCTTTTTTATTGATTTTTGTATTATGTAATATTGAATTATGTATAACTAATCGTTTTTTAATACGTTTATTATCAAGATTACAACATGCTCTTCTTTTTTGTTTATGTATATCGTTAATCGTTCTTATATTTAACATATATATTTATCATCCTTTTTAACAATCAAATTTATTTTCTAATAAATATTAAAATGAATACCGAATATTCTACACAAACAATTTCCAGTTCTGGACCACAATATCCCTCAACTACCGAAGAGACTGATCCAATTGAGAATCAAAAATTTATAAGTAAAATAAAGATAACTATTTTATCATCTTATAAATTATTAAAAGTAGATATTTCTAAACATCAAAAAAAAAAAACCTTAAAAAAATTAAAGAAAGCATGGAGATAATTATAGAAAGTTTAAATAATGAAATATGTGTAATAGAAGAAGAAACCAGATATAAAATGAAAAAAAGTGTTCATTATAATTTAACAAAATTAAATAATAATTTAAAAAAATTAAATAAAATGTATTCTAATATATTAAAAGTATGAGTGGGGATACTGATTCTAGTTCTGATGTCAACTCAAGTGACAGTGTTAGTGTTAGTGTTAGCGATCTAGATAGTGATTCTTTTAATGATATAATAAATGGTATAAATAATGATTCAAAGATGATTCAAAATGATTTAGCAGATCTGAAATTAGATATGGGAAATCTAACAAAAGAGGAATTCAATAACCATTTACAAGGTAAAATAATAAAATTAGGTGGACGATTAAAAATATTACAAATAAAATATCAGAATTATAAATCATGGTATGATAAACTTAATGTAATGATAATAATAATATCCTCATTATTATCTATATTTGAAGCATTTAGAAATGAAATGGAAGATATAATAGAAGGTGATGAAGTTTCCAAACTTTTTTTTAATATGATACCAATTGGTATCAGTAGTTTTATAACATGTTCGGCAGCGATAATTAAATTTAAAAAATATCAGGAAAAGATGGAAAATATGCTATTTACAAGAGAAAAAGTAATATTATCAATCTCAAAAATGAAACACATACAAGAATTAACAAAGTTTAAAAATGAAGATAATTTGTATGGAATAAAAAAGAAATATATAGATGATATTTATGGGTTTTATAATGAGAGTACATCAGAACTAGAGAGACATATAAAATATACTGATCATTTTAAATTAAATAATTTAAAAAAAGATAAGAAAGAAAAAGAAAAAGAAAAAGAAAAAGAGAAAGAGAAAGAGAAAGAGAAAGAGAAAGAGAAAGAGAAAGAGAAAGAGAAAGAGAAAGAGAAAGAGAAAGAGAAAGAGAAAGAGAAAGGGGATGATAAAGATAAACCATAATAAATATTACTTTATAAATGATACATAATTATAAAAAGAATATAATATATATATATATATATATATGAATATTGGTTTTATAGTAGGGAAAGATGATGAAATGTATGATGATGATTATTTATACAGTATAACTCCTAAAAAATTCCTACAGTATGAGAACTTACATACAGATGTAGCCGTTTGTATGGTTATTAAAGAATCCTATCCAGATGTGAATGTAGATGTTATCTTACCTAAAGATGTATCCCTTCAAAGATTAAAAAAAAACAAGGTTAACTTTATTTTAGGATACGATTGTATTAATCAGATTCTAGGAGAACCATATGTTAGAAAGTTTGCCGGTAAAGCAGGATATAAAAAACTACATTCAATTTATGCAAATAAATCTGCTAAAGTATTTCCCCCAATTGAATTTCTTCAATTTATATGGAGTAAAGATGTATACCATAATGTCCTTGCCCGTAAAAAAATACCAATTACACCAACCATAACTGTTAAACATTCAACCAAAAATATATTGGGACCAATACAAAAGAAAGGATGGAAAGAATTTATCATAAAACCTGTTGGAGGTACTATTGCTGTCGGGGTGGGAAGATTTAAATTAAATGAATGTCTAAAAGATCCATTAATATTAAAAGAATATTTTTCAGAAAATAAAGATTCATATGATATATTCTTAGTTCAGGAATTAATTAAAGGATTCAAAAAACACGGGGAAATAAAAATGTATTGGATCAATGGAGAATATTCATATTGTGTTAATACCCCGGGTGCTTCTAAACCAGGTGAAGACTATGATGTAAAAATTGTTAAAGATAAGAAAGTATTGGACGAATGTAAATCAATTGGTGAAAAAACATTAAATGCTCTCCCAAAAATAAAAGTAGGGTCTTCTGTCATTAAACCTGTTATGGTTAGGACAGATTTTACATGCTGTAAAGGGAATAAAGAACACAGTCCCTCAAATTACTTTTTGAATGAAGTTGAACATCAAGATGCTGGATCTTATGTAAACTTTGAAGCGGTTAAGTATCCATATGTTCAAGTAATGGCAGATAATTTTGTCAAGAAAGCATATGAATTAGTTAATGCTGGTTTTTAAATTATAACCTATAATCACCTCCTCTTTTTTCATATGTATCATAATCAAAACCAGTCTGTTTTATAGCATTTTTGAATCCGACATCTAAAATTGAATCTGAATAAATATATTGATTATTACTATTTTGATAAAACTTACCATCAGGTGTTATCATTATATAACTATTACTCATATCTTCATTATCTTCCTTAACAAGGATACCTTTATCATTTAGCAATCTATGACGATCAATGAAATTGTAAAATTGTTTATCATTAATAGATAGTTCATCATATACATGGTCATTTTCACCGACAATTTTAAGTATTTTAAATACCTTCCACCTTTTTACATTATTACGAATGATAAAATCGTTCCAATCCTCTATATGATTATTTCTTAGAACAACTGTATTTAGTTTTGTTTGAATATTTAGACCATCATTTTCATTCATTAGATTAATTCTAGAAAGTAATCTTTCAGTAATCTCTACATGGTTACCAAATCCTCTTCCTATTTTTGTATTAGTTCTATTGTCTAGACTATCACAACTAATACCAATCTGATCTAAATTTCTTCCATATTTGGTTAACCACTTTTTTGTAATCCTTGATCCATTTGTTATAATAGATGTTTTTAGACCCAGTTGTTTTGAATATTTAATAAATTCACCGACATTCTTATTTAGAAGAGGTTCCCCTCCAGCAAAATTAATCTTGTAAATATCATTCTTTTTAATTTCATCTATCAATGAGAATCCTTGGTCAATATCTAAATTGGTATTAATATGGGAGAAATGCGCATAACAGAACTTGCATTTATAATTACAATCTTTTTCTAAGTGCCAATTTACAGTTATTCTTTTCATTCCTCTCATCATGTATAATCTTTTTGTTATTCATTATTTTAAATATATCAAATTTAAATATATAATTTACCTTTATTACAAGCACTTTCAATCGCATTTTTATATATCATTTCTAAATTATCTTTTGGTTCGTGATTTTTGTAATTGATCAAGCATACTCGTGTTTGAATACATAATTTACAATTACAATTATTTGTCTTTACTTTTCTTAGAGTTAATTCTTTAGTAATATTATTCCCCCCATCTATTACACTATATTCACTATCATCATCACTATCACTCTCACTCTCACTATCACCATATAATAATTTATCATATATTTCACTTGCAGTTTCAATAGATTCTGTAATGTCGTCGTTTTCCATTGGTGTCATTAAACGATACACCAACCCACTTACAATTGAATCTTCTGATAATTCTTCTTCTTCACTGTGTTCCGATATTATTTTTGAAATTTTTAAAGAAGAGTTTAGTTGTGCTAAAAAAGATTTCATAACTCCATCAAATAATTCGTCACTCATTTATTTTACTATAGTAAATTAAATTTTGTAAATAAACTTTCAATCCTTCTTTTCAATACAATAAATTTTTTATAATGATGACTTCCCGAATCTATATTATTTTGATGTTTCTCTAACCTTATTACAACAGTTTGTAAGAGTAAACGATATGGATTAGAAGCATTCATTTCTATATTTGATAAATAAATCGGAGGAATAATTATTGATATATTGTGTGGTAAATCTCCAATATCTGGATAATATTGATTATCAGTATTCACCTGTTCTTTTAATAAATTTAATAATATATTTCTATTTTCTATTTCTTTTTTAATTTTTTCAGAGTATCTTTCACACTCTACTGTAATGTTTTCTAAAAGATATGAATACCTTGATAGTATTGTTTCTTTTACTTTTTGAACATATTTTATTTTTATATCTATTGGTACTCTAATATATCGTAAACCACGTCTATAATCATTTGAGTATCTTATATTCCAATATTCTTTTGTATTTAAATTTTCCCTGGTATTTTTACATACGTTCATAAACATCACACTTATAAAATAAGGACTTGGTTTCCATTTTTGCCGTAGTATTAATTCTGCATGAGGTAAGATGATTTTTTTCTTGGTTTTCCAATCTAATAATCGGTCATTACAATCATTAAGATAGTTTCTTGAAAAATTTGTAACTCCAATTGGCAGTGATTTACCTTCTTGAGTATAACCCTTCGCTATTTTTAAAATTGTTTGTATATCAAAAAACTCTATACGATTACAATTGTAATGGAATGCTTTACTAAAATGCGATGGGTCTTTAAGTTCGCTCCATTCATATGTTTTAAATGGGATAACCTCTTGCCAATTTTTTATATACACATCATTTAATAAATATTCTAGTATGTTTTCTAAACAGTCCTTTGGAAGCAAGTCTAACATTCTACTATGTATATAGTTTATTATGTTTAAATAAATCATTCTAAAAATTGTATGATATCATCTTGAATAAAAATATATGAAATATCCTGAAATGAAAATCCACCATGAATAATGATGTTTTTGTAAACATTATTAATGTAGTTCAGTTTTTTTACTCCAGTTTTCTCATTAAGTAGTCCATTATCAAAAAAATATTGTGTATCTCTTTCTTCATAATTATATCCATTAGTAATATCAAATACTCGTATTTTACTCGTAATTAGATTATGGATATCATTCCAGTAAACATAAGATTTGGGTGTACATTTCCACCATTTATCATTAAAACAATCAATTAATTTTCTCTTTCTTTTATAATTTACTAAACCGAGTTTATCTACATGTTTGCGATAATATTCATATAATTGTGATTGTTTATCTTCACTATATGCTTCAAGCATATGCAATCCTATTGATTTTCTAATAACTAAATCATGATTTAACCAATTGTAGAAATTATTCTCAATCCAAAATTCTTGTGATTCTAAAAATTCTTCTAAAAGTTTATCTTCTTTTTCTTTTTTATCTTTTAAACATAATATATAATTTGATAAATCTCTATTTCCATTCAGTTTTTCATCAAGTGTCAATATTATATTGATGGAATCATTCATCTTATATATTATAATGCGTTTAGTTATAAGTAAGATCTTTTTAATTATTTTATTTTATTTTTAATAAATGGAGGAAAAGCAAATATCGGATGGAGTATTTATCTGGGATGATTGTAATTCAAAAGAAGTTGATAAGTATATTCTAGGAGGTACAAATGTAAAGTTAAAAACAAGTGGTGAATTATTAATAACTAATAGAAAACGAACTAGTGAAATAATAGATGTAGGTTTTGGTAAAACAATTTTATATTTTTCAGCTACATTAATCCCCTTTATAATAAATGGTTACAGTATAATTACGAGATGGTTAAATAGACCTGACAGAGACCCATATGAATTTCATAATTGGTCAAAATTATCACTCATACATGTTGAATTTGCCGGATTATCTGTAATACTTGCTAATTTTTTTTCAAATTCAATATATTTAATAACATGTCTCCTAATGGATTGTATTTATAATACTGAAAAACCAAGCGTTAATGAAAAGTTACTAAAAAGACTTTCTGGACAAATCTGTTTTTTTATAGCATTACCTTTATTTGTTTTTTCATTATGGAATGTATCGGTTATCATATATGAAGAGTGTGGTTTTTTCTTCAGAAATATTGAAAACATAAATAATAACATTACAACCACAAATTCTACATTCATTTATGAAGACAATACGAAATTTGGAAATTTAGATTACATTCCATTTTTAACATTAGGTATAATTATGTTTTTAAGAAAATTGTGTAGAAATATAGAAAACTATAATAGATATTCAAAATACATAAAAGAAAATATAAAAAAACAAAAAATACAATGTAGAATATACGAAGAAAATGTACAAAATCAAATTATACTAAATGATCAAGAAAATTATACAGAACCATTCGCAGATGGTCCTTGTTATGATTTTACTTTATATGACCCTAGAGCAATAAAGGGTATTAATTATAATATACAGAGTATAGGTAAGTTTTCACTTTTAAAAGTGATTGTTTGGACTAAACATCAATTACCCCAAATCATTAAAAAAACGATATTCCTTATTAATAGTCATACAGAAAGCGAAAATAAAAATAGAGATAAAGATTATGAAGATTTTAATGAAAGTTGTCGGATATGTATTTATTTTTCATATTGTATTACTTTTATATTTATGATACCTTTTATAATATCGGTATTTATGTTATTTGCTTTTATTTTTGGTATATCTTTCTTGAGTTTAGTAATTAAAGTAGGTCAAGTTTCATTTGTAGGTGAATTAGAAATATTAGACTGGAAATATGATAATTATGTTCAATTTATAGCATTCTTAAATAACATACTTTCGTTAGATACTGGAAAAGTACAATCTTTTGATTCAATAATGACATTTATGTTTTCAGGGGAAGATGCAAAAGAAGATAAGGATGAAAAAATAGCACGAAAGAGGTTTATTAATGGTTTAATCAATTATTCGGTGAGTTATCAAGGATTATTAAAAACTCTCATTATTTTACCACAAATTGGAACAGATCAACTTCAAAATATATTTATTCATGGAAAAAAAGAAAATTCAGATAATGAATCATCGGATAATGAAAAATCATCAGATAATGAATCATCGGATAATGAAAATAATGAAATTTTATTCCCATCAACCGAATTACCTTAAATATTAAGTTCGTTTAGTCTTTTTTCTACTTCTACTCATTGATCTTGTCACAGGTCTTTTACTTCTACTCATTGATCTTGATCTTGTTGCTCTTCTCTTCTTTCTTCTAGATCCCGAACTAGACATTGAACGTGATTTAGAAAGAGATCTTTCTCTTTTCTTTACAAATGATTTTATATTCCCCTTTACCAATTCACTTGTAACCCCAATCATTTCGGGACCGTTATCATCTACATAAACAAATCCCATCCGACAATATAAATTCTTCCATTGTTCTTCTTCTCTTTTTTTTTCATCTTCTATACCGTTTGCATAATTATCAGTAGCATCATCTAATTTAATAGTTTTTACATCAGGAGCATGTATACTTGTATACAACAATGCCACTGTAATTAGATATTTAGCAAGACCCTTGCCCCTAAATCTTTCTTCAATTCCAATCCACGTAATTGTCATATCTTTATCATCTCCCTTATCTATAGTTATTTGAATATTCCCGACAGAATTATCTTTATTTCTAACAATATCAGACCCATAAAACAATGGATCATATTCAGTTAGATAGAATATCATAATGGTTGTATCTTCATTATATACCCTTATATTGACACCTAAATTTAGAGATGAAAATCCTAATAATTCGTGATTCGTAAATTTATTAGGAAAATAATTAAACCTTTCTTCTTCATCTATTATATCACTTGAAAGTTCATCCCACTTAGAATTAAAAATTTTTTTTTTTAGGTCACCGAAAAAAACATGTTTATATGACATTATACTATACTATACTATACTATTTTAATAAGAAACAGAATTAACATTTTCTAATTCTTCTATTTTTTAAAAATTAATCTAAACATCATTTCCCAAATAATAATAATGATAAATGTAGGAGGTATGACATTCATTATAGATTCTATCACAAATATTATTACCAGCATTTTTAAGGCGTGCCATTATTTCTGATATATATTTTCTATATTTATTATATTCGTTGAATATTGGTTCATAACCAACATATTCATAGTTATATTCACTTTCAAGTAACATTGCTATATTTTCAAATTCATAAAAAATGGTATTGCATTCATCATTTGTTTCAACATTTTTATTTATATTAGATAGTAATACACTGGTTATTCTACGATATTCTTTAATATAATCTAATAAGATATCTTGTTGAATAATATCATATGACATTGATTCCATTATATATCCATTTTATTTCTTTTTTAAATATTTGGATTAATATTTCTGAAACGTGTAATTTCGTCTTTTATCATTCCCATTTTTATAAGATCATTCATCTCAATATATTCAAAATCTGTTTTATCTTTTGCCCCCAATTCTACAAACTGATCATAATATTTAAGGAGTTTATTTGTATCCAATGGGATTGATATTTCAGAATAAAATTGTTTCTTGAATTTTAGATACACACGGTTATTTTCATCCCATGATTTATTAATTTTTTTAATAATTTTCTCATAGTTTTTACCATCTACATCTGAATTATTTACATTGACTAACTCCATCATCGTATTTAATCCATATGTTTCAGAAGCAACGCTTCCTTTTTGTATTTTTTTAACAACAATGCGACCATCTATATCACTAAAGTTTATACCTAATGGTCCATCTCCCTCAAAAAATTCTTCAAAATAATAATCACTTTCACTTAATTCACATAGACTTCTTGACTTCCTCATAGGTTGTACAACATCCGCCGAAAGTATCGGGAAACTTTTTGATTTATTCATTATTGAGATAACTATTACAATATTTTTTAATATCTTATCAAATTTAAAATATAACAAATATATAAATGAACTTCTTATTCGGAGGAGCAGAAACGGACCCAATTACAAAATATAACTTTAAACTTGAGGAATTAGTAAGGTTTCATGGTTTATCCCCTAGTTGGCGGGTTCTATATAATTTTAGCGAAAAATTGGGAGAAAGGATATCAAGAATAAACTCCTACGAAGATTTAATAAAAAATAGAATGTTCCACGGTTTACAAGAATTAAAAGATAGAATGCCATCAACTTATTCAAGATTTACTATGGAGGAAGCTATAAATGTTTATAAAGATAAACAATATGCTAAGGAAAAATATGGGTTACCGGGTTCGGTTTCAAGTGATACTTTTTCTGATTTAAATAAAATGAAAAATGTTGATTTAAGACAAACGGATGAGCAATTTGAAGATATGATGAACTTCATAGCTGAAATAGATCCCGCATGGGGGGGTGAAGGATTGCCAGATGAATTAGCAGACAAAGGAATGATCTTGTTATATGGTGAAAAGTGGTTGGAAGAAATAGATAAAAAAATAAACGATAAAATGAATGATTTTACTCTAAAATTATTTGATTTGGATATCTGGGATTTTGATGCAACTATTTCTGCTTTCATAGAAGCGGGTGAATTAGTATTATATCTGTCTGATGAGAATTCGGGGCAAGCATTCTCATCAGATTTATCTTTAACTAGCAGTTCTAGATCAAGGGGTAGTAGCAGAAGTCGCCAGAGATCTAGAAGTAGGTCATCTTCACAAAGTAGCAGAGCACGTTCAGGAAGCAGAGGTCGTAGTAGAAGCAGAGCACGTTCAGGAAGCAGAGCACGTTCAGGAAGCAGAGGTCGTAGTAGAAGCAGAGCACGTTCAGGAAGCAGAGCACGTTCGGGAAGCAGAGGTCGTAGTAGAAGCAGAGCACGTTCGGGAAGCAGAGCACGTTCGGGAAGCAGAGCACGTTCGGGAAGCAGAGCACGTTCGGGAAGCAGAGCACGTTCGGGAAGCAGACCACGTTCGGGAAGCAGAGCACGTTCGGGAAGCAGAGCACGTTCGGGAAGCAGAAGCGGGACTAGAAGACAACTAGATTTTGCTTAATTGTTTGATAGTCCATTTATTAGAAGGACAACAATATATATAATCATTGAAAAGACAAATATCCAACCGAAAAAGAGATATAGTGTTTTACAACACTTATCCAATTCTTGATCATTCCTTATCCGTGCTTCGTTATTTAGTTCTTCCATTGATTTCATAATCTTTTTTTTTAATGATATCTTTTTGATAATCAAATTTAGTTTGTATTATTCATTAATACACGACATTCACTAATATATTCTGATGGAGAATAGATACCCTGTGCGACTAACAACCCTGTTGTCCCACCAACCACCACAAGTGTTATAATCCAACCAAAGAAAACTTTCCATGCTATTTTCCAGTTGATACCCGAACACTTTCTAAAATCTTCTAATGCAGCAACACCCATGGTCGCACCTACTTGGCAATGTGTGGTTGATAATGGTATTCCTAAACGACTCCCAATAATAATAATTGTTGAAGAACCCAATTCTATAGAAAATCCCCTACTAGGAGTAATACAGGATAGTTTTACCCCGATTGCTCTAATTATCTTATAACCATACAATAAAAGACCAAGGGAAATCCCTACACCACCCATTGCTAATATTAAATATCCATGTTTATTCATTTCAACACGACTACCCATTTCACCTTCATTCAAATAAATAGAAACTATTGCTGCATATGGTCCTATAGCATTAGCGACATCATTTGCTCCATGACTAAATGAATCGCATACTGCTGTAAATATTTGTAAATATTTAAAACTTTCTTCAGTTTTTTCATCGAATTTTTCAGAATTATCATGTATTCGTTTTACTTCGTCAACTTTTACTTTATTTATATCATAATTAATATTATCTTTGATTGATTGAATTGACCTTCTAAAGATATTCTTTTCTTTTACATCGGATTGAAGAACAAGTGGCGTTACGGGGACTATTTCTTCATCCGTTCGTGAAAATATAACATTAATCCTCTCTTTCATTTTTGGAATAAATGGTATTATGATTCCTCCCGAAAATGTTCCCGCCATCAAAGCAATTAGTACAGCGTTTAACGCAGATAAATCATCTAAACCAATACCTTTACCACCCTTGTATATAATGAAAAACGTATTCAACATGATAGTCATTGAAACAAAAATGGGTATTGACCAATAAGATTTATCAAAACTATTCTCTCTGCGAAGAACAAGTGCCCTTGTAGAATAAAAAATTGTTCCGGATACAATTGCAGAAAATATTGGGGATAAAAACCACGAAATAACTATACCTAATACTCCTCCAACCCAGGGGAAATTATCTTTGGATTCATACCATAATACACATTCCGATCCTCCAGTAACCATTGTCATTCCTATCATCCCACCTACACAAGAATGAGTTGTTGAAACAGGCATTTCTAGATAAGATGCTAAAAATAACCAACCACCAACAGAAACAAGCACGCAAAAACATCCATAAATAAAAATTTCAGGATCATCTTCAAAACATTCATAATTAGCAATACCTTTTCTTATCGTCTTTGTTACATGTGAACCCATTAGAATAGCACCAGCACATTCAAATATTCCAGCAATAACAACTGCTTTTTTCACAGTAAGGGCTTTCGATCCTATTGAGGATGCAAAAGCATTTCCAACATCATTCGCACCTATCCCCATCGCGGAAATAAAGGAGGATACACCGCCCGCTATAACAATCCACAAGTAATCAGACAACATAATCTTTGTTAATATATATCACATAATTTTAAATATTTATTTCTTATTTTTCAACCATTCATCATATTTCTCCTCAAATACATCAAGTTCCTTTCTCCAAATATCCTTGATATCCATACTTTCAAGGGAATTAAATTCTTCTTTATTCTTATCAATATCGTTCTGAAGTTCTTCCAGTTTCTCAGAAGTGAAGTTATAGATGGAAAGGTTGAGGAGATAATTATACTCGCTCTTAATTTCACGACCTTCATCATAATCAATGATCATTTCTTTTTCATAGAAAGGATATTCAAGTTCACTTAGTTTTTCAATAATAGATTTCTTACTCTGCTTATTAACTATAATGACTTCATTGATAACATCGTTAATGAATCGCATTTTTGCTTCTAGATGCTTAATAGTCTTTGCAATATGGTCTAGATCATATTCTTTTCTCTTTACATACATGTTTAGTCTCGTATAATAATGCTCGTCCATAATCTTATAGATGTTTTCATACTTTGTAATACTCCCATCCTTATTGTAAAGATGCATATTAGTTGTAGATTTTGATGACTGAAGTTTAAATTTATCTTCAATAATATCCTTCGTTTTATAAGTGTTGTCAAATAGAGTCTCATCGCTTACCTTGACTGAAAACTTAACCTTCTGATCTGTTGAATGATTTTCGTAGTCTAGAATCCACGAATCTTCATCTTTGATTATATTTTCAATGTATTCCTTGAAATCATGTGTCCACTTTCCAATAGGAAGTTCTGTAATTTCTACCATTTCATCAATAATCTTATACTTTCCACGAGTAATAAACTTAATCGTATTATTCTTTTCACTCTTTTTAGTTATCTTACCTGTAAACCCCTTATAATAAGGCATCATTGAAAAGTATGGTTCGTTATTCATCTTACGACGAATATTATTAATACATTCCTTAGGATTAAATTGAGGGATGTTTGTACTAAATCCAGTTCCAATTCCAACCATACCATTTACAAGGACCATCGGAATAATAGGACAATACCACTTTGGTTCAACAATTAGACCATCATCATCAATATAATCTAGAAGGGGGAAGTCCTTTGATGGAAAGATATAATCAGTGAGTGGATTCAATTGCGTATGGATATACCTAGCACTCGCTGAATCAGTTCCACCCATGATTCGTGTCCCAAATTGACCATTTGGTTGAAGGAGATTAATATTATTTGATCCCACAAAATTTTGTGCCATTCCAACGATAGCACCCTGTAGAGACATCTCGCCATGATGATATGCCGCATGTTCACTAACATAACCCGCTAGTTGTGCTACCCTGATTTCTGAATAAAGTTTTCTCTTCAAACAAGAGAATAGAATTTTCCGTTGTGATACTTTCAAACCATCAATACATGAACCAATTGAACGTAGGTTGTCAGAATTTGAAAAGTGTTTAAATTCAAGATGAATAAATTCATCAATCCGTGTATCTTTTTTGTTATAATCAAGGATCTCTTCTTCTTTGTATGACTTTAACCACTCTTTACGCTTATCTGCTTCTGTCTTCTTGAACGCTAACAACATACATTCATCTGTTTTTTCATCTGTAATATATTGATTCACTTTAAGGTCTTTAAAATACTCCTTTGCTTCATTAGAAGTAGATGTCCCCAACCCCTTATAATACTTAACCTTCCAATGGTTATTGTAGTGTTTATCTTTCCATTTATTATAATCTGTCAATGTATAAAACGACTTTATTTTCTTACCCTGAGATACCTTGATAATAGGTGTCACCATACAATTGATATAATCTAGTTTGAGAAGTTCAGGCCATTCGCTGTGGAAAAGGTTCAAAATAAGTCCCTTAATATGAGATCCATCATGATCTTGATCAGTCATAATCATGACTTTACCATACCGTAGTTTCTTAATATCTTTGTAAACCTTACCGCTTTCAAGACCTATAATTTTCTTAATATTTGTAATTTCCGCATTTGATGATACTTGCTTAATAGCAGCATCGCGAACATTAAGGACTTTCCCCTTAAGAGGAAAAACACCATACTTATCTCTTCCAACAACAGACAATCCGGCAATTGCCATAGACTTTGCTGAATCCCCTTCTGTGAGAATAAGTGTACATTGTTCAGACCGCCGTGTCCCTGCCCAATTAGCATCATCCAGTTTTGGAATATCACGAAGTTTATTTTTCTTTGTCCCATTTGTTTTCTTAGCGAGGGTCTTATCCTTGAACTCAGAAAACTGCATTACCTTTTCAGATAGTCCGGCATTATCACATAGATTCTTGATAAATTTTTCAGATATTTCGTGTTGAGATCCAAATTTAGATTTAGGAGTGATAAGTCGCTCCTTTGCCTGTGAATCAAATGAAGGATTTTCAATAACACAGTTCAAATAGATAGAAAGGTATCCCTTGACATACTTTTCCATTACATCCTTCTTATTCTTCTTTTTGATATACTTAACAACCATTGATGAAATCATCTTTGAAATAACATCTACATGGATACCACCGTTGGGAGTTGAGATACCATTTACAAATGATACTTGCTCAAACTTATCATTATTTGAAACAGAAACACCTAGTTCCCATCTTTCAGAAGATTTCTCATAAATTTTCTTTGAAGGACTTGGATAAAGTTCAATATAATCTTGAAATGATTTGATATTAACCTTACTACCATTGTAAAATACTGACACCTTATTATCAGTTACTCCTGCGATGTCATGAACACGGCGTTTCATTAATCCGACCATATCTTCTGTAAATCCCTCAATATCAAATCTCTTAAAATCCATCTTCCATGTTACTTTTGTATAAGGTTTACCACTATACTTCTTAATAACTGGTTCACCAACAGTCTTCATATTATCAGAAAAGTTTTGAATATATTTTTGTTTTGTGAAACGGTCTCCAATCTCAATATCGAAAGTATCAGAAAAGATATTTACAATTTTGGCACCATACCCATTCTTACCTCCAACAGTACGTTTTTCACCTTTCTTATAATTACCAGATGTCAATAGACGACCAAAGATTAGATTGGGGTTATAAACACCACTGCTATGCTTCTCAACCTTAATTGAGTCACCATTATTGTAGATACTTATGACACCAGTTTCTTTATCAATAGTTACCTTTATCTCAGTAAGATTTACAGCACCTTCTCTGTCTTTCAACCTTTCGCGTTGATCACGAGCATTTACAATAATCTCATCAAAACATTTGTACAATACAGGAATACATTCAATTTCTCCAATTGAAATAGTCTTTTCGGATTCTTTCATAATTGGTAAAATGCCTTTGATCATCTGATCTGACCCAGCATATGTATCTGAGTTTTCATAAATATGTGTTCGTAGATCTTTCTCTTGGTATTCTTCTTCATCATTATTTTTCTTAGGAGGCATTGTTTCTATTTATTTATTGTGATATTTTTTTAAATAACAATCAAATTTTAAATGTTTACCTATAATATATGAAAAGATACGAAGAAATAGATATATTAAAAGGTATTGCCGTAATATGTATGGTTATCTTTCATTTCTTTTATTTTCCAAATAAATACGGATTCAAAGAGATTGAATATGATACACCAATATTGAAAACTATAGCAAAGGTAGCACAATTTATTTTTATCGGTTCGGTAGGTGTTAACCTAACATTATCAAAAAATAAAAATGAAGGTAATAAGGAATTTATTAAGAAAAACTTAAAAAGGATTTTAAAATTAGTATTTCTCGCAGGTATAATGTCATTGGCAACATATTTTATTTTTGGAGATGATTTTGTCAAATTTGGAATACTACATTTCATTGCTTTTGCTTCATTGATATTATTCTACATTGTAGATGACTTGAAATTAATATATACACTATTAATACTATCTATATTAGTATATTATCTAATACGTCAAAACCCTACTATATTTGCGAGTGTTCCAGATAAATTAGCATTCGTTTCGGGTTTTTATAATTTAAAATTTACATCATTTGACCATTTCCCTATATTTCCATGGATTATAGTTGTTCTTATAGGTGTATTGATCGGTCATTATATTAAGAAAACTAATCCAGAACTACCTAAAACTGTAAAAGATAATTTTGCTATCTCATCTTTAGGATTTATAGGTGGAAAATCTTTAGAAATATATTCAGTTCACTGGGTAGTCCTCTATGTTATTTATTGTATTATATATTCAAAATGGTTCAGAATGAAAGATACATCAAACCTTGTAGATACGCCGGTTCCTCCATAATATAGTATAATGATCTCTATTCTTCAAAATAACACTCTGATGATTATTTATTTTACTAATTATTACCGTTTCACCCTTATCGTTTACTATTTTATTTTTACCAGTTTCTTTTAATTCCATTTTATAATCTCCCTTGTAATCTTTAAGGAGATTATAAAAAAGCGTTGGTCCAGTAGGATGTAATGGATTATCTCCATAATACTTATCATTAACGTTCTTTACAATTTGTTTTATTGCTTTTAAGAATATTTCATTACCTGGTCTAGACGCTATAAAACTTATCTGAATACCTTTAGAATATCCTTCTCCATTTATTTTATAGTGTTCAATGTCTTTTACAAGATATAAATTATCTTTTTCTAGATCTATCAGTTTGTTGAATGGTACAGTAAATTTTTGAGTTAAATCACTATAGATCCCACCATTTTTATATAGTATACAATATCTAAATAAATCTGCTTTATATGCACCCGGTATAAGTTTATCATATGTAATGAGTATTTCACTATCAAAATTATTTTTGATAAAATCACGTGAATCTTTATCAGAATAATACTTTACCTTAAACCCGGGATTAAGACCTACAGTTTCACTAAAAACGTTATACACATCTTCAGGTATGTTTCTATAATCATCTATACCCGTTTTATATATTACTTTAGGGATACTAATTGTTGATTTAACACTTACCTTTTTGATATCACCTCTATCTATATCCTTATACTGTTGCTTTTTATAATATGAAAATATATCTTTATGAAATAATAAAAAAAAGATTAATATTATAATTGCTACTTCTTTTAAACCTACCATATAATTATGATATAAAAAAAATCTATCTAATGTTTTTGTGTTTTTATATTTTGTGTTTTTGTGTTTTTATATTTTTCCTTATTCCTTCTCCTCCACACGTTCGGCATGCGCCTTCTCCTCATCATCGTCAGCGAAGCGGATACCTTCTCCGTCCGTTCCAGGCCATCCAACATGTTCGTCATCAAATGTTACGAGCCATTCCTTGTCATCTTCATCCCACACCTTAGTGTATTCAATACCATCAACCATGTGTGGGCAATCCTCGTGTTCCTCCTCTTCCTCCTTCTCAACTTCCTCCTTCTCGGACACCGATGCCAGTCCAGTACCTGCCCCCTCTTCCTCTTCCTCTTCCTCTTCCTCTTCCTCTTCCTCTTCCTCTTCCTTAGGTTCCTCCTCTTCCTTAGGTTCCTCCTCTTCCTTAGGTTCCTCCTCTTCCTTAGGGTCCTCCTCAATCACTAGCTTCTTAGGAGTGCGACCGCGGTTTGAGGTACGCTCATTCTTGTTTCCATCCTCATCAAACATCCACCGATGTTCCTTGCAATCCTCCTGGTAGCCGTCCTTGAAACTACCCTTCGGTAGCATGGGCTTCTCCGGGCGGTCCTCGTTCACCTTCCCGAGCCACCATCCGTTGGGCATGAAGAAGTCCTGCTTGAGGTGGTTCTTGCAGAAGCATCCGTCATACTTTTCAAGGTATTCTGGAAGGCGAGCGAGTTGATCCTCGTCCATCTTCCCCTTGAATTCATCCATGACCTTCTCTGCCTCGTCGGAAGGAATCTTCTTGCAGGAAGAACATTGGATGTTGTCGTATCCAAGTCCACCCTCTGATTCCCACTTTCGGGCAAAGCAACGACAAGAGTCAAATTCTGCTTTCTGCTTCTCCTCCTTTGAGACAGATGTCTTAGGTGCCTTCTTGGAAGGAGACTTCTTCGCCTTCGCCTTCTTGGGCTTGAAGTGATGGGCGAGGTCCTCGTCTTCCTTGATCCGGTCGTAGATGTCTTGGGTGATGAACTCGCGCTCCAGGAGGTCGTTTAGGAGTCCCTCCATGGGCGCCATGCCTTTCACGAGGTTGTTCTTAGCGACGGTAAGAGCAGCCATTGTTCGGTTGTGAGGTGTTGTGAGAGTAGTGTAGTAGTTGTTTGTCAGTCAGTCTGTTTGTTTGTATGTGCTATGACTCTCAATGGAAGTTTCAAATTTTCTGTAGACTGGCGAATTCTAGGCGCCGGGATGAGATCCTAAGAAAATTTGAAACTCCCATTGAGAGTCATAGCACATACAAACAAACAGACCCACAGACACTCACAGACACTCACAGACACTCACAGACACTCACAGACTCTCCTCAGGATGTCCACCGTCACTTTCGACGTGACTTTCTCCGTCCAGGAAATTCTGAGGGACCCTCAGGTCAGGAAGGTTCTCCGCGAGAGGGAGGACTCCTACCTGAACAACCTCGCCTGGTTGGATCAAGACCTCGCAAATAAGCGCCATCAGGAGGACATCAACTGGCTTGACCAAGACTTGAAAAACAAGATGGAGAAGCGTCATCAGGAGGACATCAACTGGCTTGACCAAGACTTGAAAAACAAGATGGACAGTGCTGCCGCGATCACGATTCAGAAGTATGTCCGTCGGATGATCGTCAAACCGCAACCGACTCGGCACGACACCATCAAGATCTGGCACTGTGGACACGCACCAGGTAGCGGGGCATCTGATGAACTACCAGAAGTGAAGAAGGAGCGGAAGAAGAGGAGCATCAAGCAGTATGAGGATGGATTGGCGGATAGCACGTGTATCATCGGACACCGTCACCAACAAGAAAACGAAAGGGGGAACAACACACGGAAGCAATTTATGAAATTCCAACACGAAGCAAAAGAAGGCGACATCATCTTTAACCACTGCTCCCGCCTTGGAGGTCTAACCCACTATGGATTCTTTACCGGGGAGATTTCGCGAACACCTTCACCTGCCCCTGAGGATGCAGGGAAGGGGTGGTTTCACTCATTCATTTGGGTTTATGAGTGGATTCCTCTCCCGGAAGTGGTGAAGGGTGCTGGCAAGAACTTCACTCTCTACGAGGTGACACCCACTACCAAGGATGGAAAACCCACGAAGAACTACCAGAACTACAGCATCCCTTCGTAGATACTATATAGAATCACACATAAAGAAAAAGACAAAAAACACCATCCCTTTTTTTATCCTTCATGCGAAACCATTGAAATTTGAAATGTTTATTTTGTGATAATAAACCACAAAACAGACAAAAGACAAAGACAACAGACAACAGACAACAGACACCATAAGACAAGATGTCCCTCAACAAGCACTTCGCAGCTCACACCCTCTCCCAGGAGGTTTACCAATTCCCACCCCTACCTGACATCGTTGAAGTGGCAAGTGCCATCTTTGACGATCACTGTCCCCGAGTTGAAGAAAACACTGTCCTCTGTATTCAGGCGTGCCCAACTCAACTCGGAGAAGGAGATGTGAGTTCTAACCTTCGGAACAAGCATGACAAAGAAAAGAACAATCAAGGATGTGCCCGATGGGTTGACATCCTTACCAAGGTGGGGACCGCCTACAGCACAACACTCTCAAGGGATGAGAGACTGAGGATGTACACCATTAATGACGACGGCACCATTGACGTCTACAATAAGCAGAAGGATGAGATCCTAGAAGAAAAGGAGACCCTGAAGAAATTCCTTGAACACTTCGGGATGGATGCAGAAAGAGTAAAGGTTATGAAGGGTGCGTCTGCCTACGGCGCAACCTACATGGCAGATATGCTATCATTGATCATGACGATGGAAACAATGTTCAACACGGATGTTTTCAACCCAGAATGGTTTGTTCCGGAGGTTGTGAAAACGGATGATGAAAGACTCAAACCAGTTACGAAGGATCATGGTAAGGTTTGGACACCAGTTGAGGGGAACGACTACCTCTACTTCGCCCCCTCAAGCGAAGGAGAAGGTGTAAAGATTATGAAGTATGGAGGGGACTTTTACGAGATCTATGGAAAACTACAGAAACTTCTTTCACTTGAAGAAAATGAAGTGAAGGCAGACCTCAGGAAGATGTTTAATTTCTGTGGTGCCTACCATCGCTACAGTGATGTCTGGATCAACGACATTGATGATGCGTTGACACTCTACATGATCCTTAATGCATACAGTCACACAAACCTCACGCCACACGAAGAAAAGGTAAAGAAGCAACTTGAAGGAATCATATCAACATTCTTTCAGTAATCACGGAAGTAATCCCAATTTTCAGTAACATATTTTATCTCTTCCGTATTTAAACCAAATTTCCAATCAAAAATTAAATTTTTTTTAAATGCTTCTCTAATACCTACATATCCTATATTTAGTTTGTTATCATTACTTAGATCTCCATCTTTGTAATATGTAAAATGTCCATGTTTATACTCCGTAAACCATTTATTAAATATAATTAGCATCATCCCACTCTTCATTTTTTCTAACTATAACTATAATGGGGGAAAAAAAATGCGTATTTAACACAATTATTGACAAAATAAAAGGAACTATTAAACATTTATTTGGAGAACCTAGTAAAGGTGTTCATTCTTATAGAATATTTAATATTGCTTACATTGATGTTATATCAACAATTATAGGGGCGTTTTTATTACAGAAGATATTCTTCCCCAAAACAAAATATTTTAAAGTATTATTTTTTTTATTTTTATCAGGCATAATATTACATCGTTTATTTGATGTTAGAACAACTGTGGATAAATTGTTATTTTAAGATTGATATTCTAAACCATATTTTAAAATATATTTATCTTTTTTCTTGTGGTAATCATCATTATAAATAGATAAAAAAGATTTATATATAAAGAAAAACCATCGCTCAAACATCAACGTTTTCCATACATTATTAGTCTGAAAAACGATATTTATTAAAAAATATGTTATAGGTGTCCTTAGAAACAATAATAACTTGATTTGTTTATATTTTATATAATTTCTTAATGTCCCTAAAAGAGGTGTAATAAGATATAATAATATCATAATAATTATTATTTAAGAATTTATTCTTAAATAAAGATAAAAAAATGTACTATAACCGTGAAAAAGAATTAAATAAACAAAAGAAATATCGTGATGGATGGAATACTTCTAAGAAATATACAGATATATTAATGCTTCATAGTGAAAATGACCGCAATATTGATATGTGTTTTGCTATTCATAGTCAGTTTATGAATGAATTAAATACAAGAGGTATCCCCCATAATAAAAAAATGAATTATATTCAATGTTGGAATACGTTACTCAATACATTGCTTAAAAATCCTAAGATCAATGTTCAACGGAGGGCACTTAAACTCCTCCACCAAACTAACGTTCAGCGTTCATACGTGAAATAGGGAAAAACTTCTCAACTTTATCATAACACTTCTTATACTTATACCTGTCGGCGTAAGAAGTTTGTAAATTATATGTAAGAAGGCACACACATACGTCCAATCTACAATGTGAATAATTTTTATTATACCGTGGGTAACTAAGTATTATCTTACGCGCGACGTTCATTTTATTTATTTTCTTCTTTAAAATAGAAAATATAAAAAAACTTCAAATTTACTTAAAATATGGTAATGGCGGATAATTAATCGGGAAGGTGTGTATCACCTGGAAGATATTGGAACCCTTCTTGATAAAGACAATGTAAATTCGTTATTTTGTAAGTCTAGGGAGAAATGTATTACTTTTTCGTGTATAATTATCCTTTCCCACCTTTTAATATATGGTATTGGTTTTACGGCCTGAAATATAATGGATGATTGTGGTGGTTCGGGTTTAAATTTCCGCTAATGGGTTGTATTTACTTTCAGGTCATTCCAATGGTCTCCTGGCAAAAGACCCCCATCCCAGTGAGTTTCGCCAGTCAACTTGGATTTAGGTTGCATAACGCCATACCTTACCCTGCCCGCGGGATCGCTGCATTCCCTACTACCGCTATTGCTACATGTTGATTCATATATGCGGGTTGGTTGTACCACCGCGCCCGCTGATATTGAGTAAGGGCCATTATTACTACTTTTAATAAGAGTTTTTTTAGGACAAACACGCCTTTTGTGACTGAGATTCATAAGAGATTGTCCGTTGATTTTGGCCGCAGCCGTATCGTTAAAATTTGCCGGGCTGTTAGAAGCCACCCAATTACTTCCACATCTGAGATTTCTATAACAATCCTCTAAAGAATTATTGACGTTTAAGCTCGTACATCCCTCCTTATTTCGCTGCTGACCGTCGGTCATCGTCGTTGTTTCGTTAAAGAGACCTGTTTCACTCGCTTGGAGCAGGCCCGCATTGGCGCTCGCGTGGGGATGGTATGTGCCCGCATCCAGCATCTCGGGTAAAATCGTACTGTTCCATTTTCGGGTCCCATATGACCTAACGTGGTCAATCGGACAAAATTCTTTATCTACTCCTGCTAGTAATATGTCTTTGCGTTTAGACCAGTCTGCTTTATATTTCAATGATAAACTAGTAGCATTATTTCTTTGGTTCAGACCACTGCCATTAGCATCCCACTGATATGATTTCTCCAATTGAGAACCTCCGTCGTCTAATCTAGTTAATGCGTCCCCCGTTCCTGTTAACCTGGGTTTCGATGATTTGCGCTTTGCCCCTGAATATCTATGTTCCTCAGGAAAATGTCCTCCAGATACATACGCGAGGAGGGTTGGTTTTACGCCAAACTCTGCCCCAACCATTTTAGGTATATCTGTTCCTTCTGGGAATTTTCTATATTTATAGCACGTAGGCTTATTTTCGGAGGCGTGGGGAGGGTGATTACCGTAAACGCCGAAAGAACCACATTCAGAGTCGCTAATACACTTCTGTCTACAGTTTTCAGGCGTTTGGACTGTCCGACTACCGCTATCAATTATAGTAGATGGTATAAGAGCACCTACACTGTAATTAGTCCTTATATTATTACGATATTCTTCTCCTACACACATTCTAGAAAAATTATTCGTATTGTCTTGTTCACAACATGCCAAGTCTCCCCCATTATCAATTTCGGTGTCAGTTGGTCCTTGATCAGCAGCGTTAACCCTAGCACCCGGTTTCAACTTACCCCTTACCGAAGCTCTTGTATAAGCTTTATCCTTACATTTAGCATTTGTCCAAGGGTCAGGTAGTTCGGTACAAAGTTTTGGTGTGCAGCAGTTTGTCAGTGACCCATCTAGATCAGGTGCGGGGTTCTTCTTATCAGTCCAGTCAGGACAAGGATAATCCACCTCACTGCATTTTTTTGTTTCACAACAATTGCGACCATTACCAAATACTGCTTCGTCTACTGCGGATAGTTTTCTCTTTAGTCCTCCGATATTTATATCTGCTTCTGACTGTATAGCAACACAATCTGTATCTCCTGGAAATGCTACACCGCATGTTTTTGCTTTACAACATTCTCCGAATACAGATTCAGAATCTCTCTTTGTTAAATCAGGTGTAAGATTATCACTATCAAAATCCGAACCAAACAAATTAATAGTAGTATCGGGGTTATCATCGTAATGTGTTTTACAGTCAGAAGGTAAAGCAAAATCTTCACTACATTTTAGGGTGGAACAGCATGTATCTTTCAACATATTGGTATCTATTTCTTCTGGAGACCCGGCGACATCTGTATTTACTAACAAAGGAATACTACTTTTCTCGGAAAATTCTTGACCGACATCACATATATCCTTGAGAAGGGTACCGGAATCCCCTGGCAGGGGCAGATTTTCAAAATCACCACATGTTTTAGGAATACAGCAAGTATTTTTCTTTTCTTCTTCATCAATAACTCCTGGAATTTTGATATCACCACTTACCAACCTTCTATTATAAAAAGAGCAGTTTTCTTTCAATTTACGGTCAGTAATGCTAACAGGGTTTCCCGAAGAATCGGTTTCTTGTCCAGGATACTGATTACTCGCAGTGAAACATTTGGAGCTAGTGTCGGGAGAGAGATCTCCCCCTTTTTTGTCTGAACAGTCATCTCCATCAAAATAATAATCAGAACATATTCTTGATCCACAACATTTACTTGCGTTATTACCAACTGGATCCCCCATTTTAACCGTAGGGTTTTCAGGATCGTTTATCCTGCATAGATCATCTGTCCAGTCATTCTCTGAACATGTTTTTGGTACACAACATGAATCTTTATCATTTCCACGAACATTATCATCTTTGGTTGGTTTATAACCCTCATCACATGATTTGATACCTGCTTCTGTCCATCCATTAGAAATACATGTTTTCTCTTGACAACAAACTTCTTTAGTATTCCCCTTGATTGTATGTCCCATTTTTACTCCAGTGTCATTCTTAAATTGTTGCCAACCGTCCCCCCCTCCTAATGATGAATCCCCACATTTAGCATCATTCCATCCATTAGCTTCGGTATCTCCGTCAGATAAATCATCATCACTTTCCAACCAACAAGATTTAGGATTACAACATTCTTCTAATGTGTCTCCTTTTGGGGGTGCTGTTGTTGACTTACTTTCATAACCACTCACCGCACATATACTTTCTGTACATAATGGTTTTTCTTCACAACATTCTGAATTAGTTCTTCCTGAATTAGGTTCATTTGATGAAATTCTTTCCCTTAATTTATATCCATTATCACATATATTCTCAGAACATAATGCCTTTCCACAACATTCTTCTTCCGAGTCACCACGGGCATCTGGGATTGGGTCCCAACATCCCTCACTACTTGAACATGGGGTTGTCTTACATTGAAAACCATTAATTTGACATGTTTTCTTTTGACAACATTCACTTTCGCTCTCACCATTTGCTCCAGGAATAATTTCCATATCATCAGGACATCCATCAAAAGCAGAACACAAAACGTCAGACGTAGGTTCAAATGTCCCAATATCTACTACTTCATCGGAAACATCATCACCACCAGAGGTTACAGCGATAATAACAACTATTATAACTAAAAATAAGCATGCTGCGCCAATCATCAGAGGGGTAGAAATAGGCATTTATATATATATATATATATAAATAGATATTTAAAATTTAAAATATAAAAATAAATAAATTTATTTAGCGCTTCCTGTGCTCATACGAGATGGTCTATTTCCCATAACTCCATCTTTATTCCTAACGAAATAGGCCCCAGTTGTATGTTTAGTTAAATAAGATGATGGTGCCGAGGCATCAGTTAAATTACCCTTTAAACAACATTTACCCGCCGCCGTTCCCAAAGTATATACCCAAAATCCCCCACAATCATCGAATTTGTCACATAATTCACTACACCTTCTCACAATCGGTTCTGGTGAATTTTTGTTAGTCATCAATGTTACACCATGATGCGTCCCCCCAGGACCAAAACATCCACTTGTTCCTGAATTATGTATAATGTTCGGATTTATATGCATTCCCGGATGATGCCCCGCATCCCAATTACCATGACCATAAATACTTGAATATTTTAATGGACAATAATCTTCGTCAATTCCAGCAATCTTTAATTCTCCATTAATTGTTTGTTTCCTCTCACTTTCGGGAACAAAAGTAGACTTAATATAGAATTCTCCGGATTTTGCGTGTTCTCTTCCATCACCATTTTGATTAAATTTTTCATATCCCGAATGGAGTTGATTTAATCCCGTTACTGCTTTTTGAAGACGACACCGTCCATTCGCATTCAAATAGATCGCATGGCAATCGGATGTTTGATCGCATTTATTTTTACATTGACTAAAAGCAACCTCTTTGTTTGATCCAAAATTCCAAGTGGATGGTGTACCAGCAACTCTGTTTTTCCAGTGGACGTCTCCAAATCCCCCGAACCATGGCGAGGGACTAGATGTTTTTTCTTTTGTTCCATCCGCCCTATACGCTACAGGTTGAACACACCATTTACTATAACTTGTAGTATCTTCTTTACAGCACTCAGCATTTGTCTTACCATCTCTACCTTTTGTATAATCATCATCCCAAACCATACCATCCGATCTACATTGTTCTGGGTCACCACCCATATCTGGATTCCAATCAATCTCACATGCTTTATCACGACAACATCCTTCAACGGTAGTTCCTCTTTTAGTGGAATTTTTAAGGGTCTTATCACCCGTACATAAACTGGCATCACAAATAGGATTCCTTTCGTTATAACTTTGGACTGGAGTATATTCTCCAGGAGGTGGGGGGGCACTTGTAAGTCCACCAGAACTACTAGACACATCATTTGATTCATCTCCAGGAATAGTAATATTAGATGTGCTTTCACCAGGTTTACCAGTCCCTGTCCCTCCCCCACCACCCCCGTAGTTTGGATCCATACCAGATGGTCTGGTTTTTGGTTCTGTATCTTCAGCAATTACAAGGAAATAAACTAAAGGAGGACCTACTAATAAAATTAATACTAATATAAAGATAAAAATTATAGCGGCGGCGCCCATATATATATATATATATATTATAATATTAATCTTCCAGAAGGATTACCCGATTCACAGTCAACCCATTTTGGCATCCATTCATATGGTATTATATCATATGATTTCCCATAATGTTTCTTAAATAAAGAAGAATATAAATCTTTTTCACCATTATATCCATCTTTCTTTGCTTTTTCATTTATTATTTCATACCATGGTCTTTCATTTTTTGAAATACCATCTGAAAATCCGTCTTTCCTTCTCCATAAAAGTTCTTCTGGAAGTTCCCCTTCAAAAGATTTCCTTAATAAGTATTTTTCCATTCCATCTCTAACTACCTTTAATTCTGGATTTATACCCATATAATATTTTAGAAACTCTTTATCAAAAAATGGAACTCTCAATTCCAAACCATTACCAGCGGTTGTTTTATCTGCTCGCAAAACATCAAACATTCTAACATCCCTTAATAGTCTTATAGTTTCTTCTTGAAAAGCATTTGACGTCGGTGCTTTATGGAAATACAAGTATGATCCAGATGCCTCATCACTACCTTCACCGCTTAAAATGACTTTAATATCTGTGTTTTTAGAAATATATTTTGATAATAAATACATTGGAACTGATGCCCGTATTGTAGTTGTATCATTAGATTCTATTTGGTAAATAGTCTCCTCTATTCCCGAATACATTTCATCTTCAGTAAGTGTTACTGAAGTATGATCTGTCCCCAGATACTCAGCGACTTTTTCAGATGCTATTAAATCAGGTGATCCTTCCAACCCAATAGAAAAAGTCTTAACATTTGATGGTTTTATAAATTTACACACAATTGAGGTTATTATGCTACTATCTAATCCACCTGATAAAAGACACCCAACAGGTCTTTCACTTAATAAACGTTTCTTTACCGCTGAGGTCAATTTACTTTTGATTGTAGTTAATATTTCTTCTTCTTTACTATAAATCCGATCATATATAAAATCATAGAAAGAATATGTATGTAGTTTATTAGTTTTAAGGTAATACATTGAAAAACTTCCAGGAGGATAGAATTCTATATCATCTTTTAAACCATATATAGATTTCATTTCAGAAGAAATTGTTAATGATTTACAATCTGTGTGATTATCTTTATTCCAATACAATGGTCTCACACCTAGTGGGTCATGACCAATCGTCAGACATTTACTAACATTATCATATATAACAAAAGAAAATACACCATCTAAAAGATGTATATATTCGCTGATTGGTAATATCTTTGCCAAGTGAATAATAACCTCACAATCACTACCAGTTGTTAATGTAAAATTATATTTTTTAGCAAGTTCTTTATAATTATATATCTCTCCATTACACATTAATATTTTATTATCAATTACCATTGGTTGATTACCCATTTCATTTAAACCATTAATTGATAAACGATGAAATAAAAAATAAATATTTTTATTATCATATAAAACTTTCTCAACAGTTGAATCAGGTCCTCTGTGAGACATCTTATCCCCATATTCTCTTACATTTTCTACATCAATGGTATCTTCCGAAAGATGTAAAAATATACCACACATACTTTATATTAAAATATAATCTTATCTTTTAAATATTTATTTAGTAACATAATTTCTCCCAAATTTCATCCAAAGACCGACACTAATAACAAAACCAAGGATAAATCCATATACATCTATGTGTGGATTACCATCTAAAAATGGTTTTATAAGGACTGGACCAATGAAGAATGTTAAAATTGAGTAAAATACCATAATACCAATTGTTGTTTTATTAGAAAGATGATTCATTTTATATTATATATATATATATAGAAATTATTATAAGGATTGTGTCGCTAAATTATCAGCACATGCATTACCAATAGAATGCTCGTCCCCTTTTCCCGTATGTGCTGGAACATACTGTAAATTAATATTCTTATATTTTTTTAGTGTATAATATCCTTCTTTTATTATTTCTAAATTCAATATTTGAGATTTGTTTTTTTTCGCCCAATTGTTCTTTTCCCAATTCTCACCCCACACAGTAAGTACATTTATACTATATTTTGAATCAGTGTATATAGTTACCAATGTTCCTTCATTTATTTCCTTATTTAATATTTGAAATACTTCCATGATTGCAAGTAATTCGGCACGATTATTTGTTTGTTTACCACTTATCTTCCTAGATACGTTCCTTTTATCTTCAACACCGAAATAAACACCTATCCCTGCTTTCGCACCAGGTTTACCATTATTACTACATGCTCCATCAGTATAGACTTTGATAGTTCTAATTTCTCCATTTATTCTACCATATTTAAGATATATTTCAGCATTTTCACGAGTATCAAATCTAACAAAATCTATATTAGAATCTCCTTCCGTATAAATTTTTTGAGCACTTTCTTTTCTAATAACACAATATTTCATTATATACAATTATATATTTATAATTATCAAATTTATTCTCCTTTTAATTTATTTATCCGATCTTCGCGAGTTACTTCACATTTATCATATTCATCGCTATTTACTCTTCGTGGAGAATTATCAATCAATACGTATCCTTTAGAATAATTAACTAATCTTTCTTCAAGGTCTAGTGTATGGATTTCATATGCTTTAATAACAGAATCTGAAAAACTATTCCCTGAAACTATTAAAGTCTCTATCAATGGTTTTAATGGTGATTCAATAAGATATACTTTGCGTTTTAATATTTCTTCGTTTGTATCTCCACCCGGTTCTATATCTTTCATAATAGATTCTAACAATTTTCGTTCATCCATAATTAAATATATATTCTCTCATATTTTTAATATATTAAATTTGAATATTATTTAGAATCCTTTAAAAAATAAATAAAGGAGATGTCTCAACATTTACATTTCAACATTTTCTCACAACCTACTATCTTCCAAGACGACAATATCAGGTATCCTGATGTTGACAGTGGTACTTCAGGCAAAGGTATAGATCCTTCCCATATTACGCTGGATGATTTTGATGACCCTTATTCTATCATCAATATAAATTTCCACATAATCCTTATTCTAACCACAATTCTCTTTATCTGTCTCATTTTTAAGAATTCAAGGCATAAAGCAATAACTATAGTTGGTATACTTTACGGTATTCTTTTAATCACCGATATTTCCTTAGATATATATAATGGTGTTAATTCACTTCAAATATGCGATACTCCGTGGATATGTTATGAAGGAGATAATAACACACTTGAATATTCAACAAATTTCTATATATTCCCACATGAATGTCAGATAACTACGGATATGGGCTACTTTTATGCTGATAACCATAGGGATGAAAATATTCTTGAATGGAGTTGTCATGATTCAAAATATGGATGTTGTTATGTAGATGAGCGTTGCAGTATTGCTATAGATTTAGACTATACATACACTCAATTTAGAGAGAATCCCAATGATGAACTTTATCACAAAATGACTATCCCACTTGCTAAAAAGGATCAAAGCGGTTCTAACTGTCCACTTGTAACAGATTTAATTGAAGAAAAGATTAATTACGAAAAAATGAGGGACATCTTACATTGTTTTTGCCTCTTATTACTAAAAATCACAGTTTATATATCTCTCATATATTGTATTAATCCAAGTGTAGGTGTGAAGTATGAAAAACAAGATGATTGTAATGATGAATTTGCTGAAAATCCATAATTCACACTTTCTCTAAGACGACACCCCAGTTACCAAGTTCATAAAATGATTCAACAATAGTAACACTATCATTAATTAGATTTTCTAATTCATCTTTTTTGAAAACATAATAATATCTTTCACCAATGAGATCACCTTTCTTACTCTTCCATGTAACCATATTATCCTGTTTTACAAACTTTCTCCTTGAATTTTCGGGTTGTTCAAGTGCCCACACGAGTAGTAGTATTCTACCGCCTTTTTTTGTTACTCTGATAACTTCATCAATTGCTTCCTTCCTTTTTTCTGGTGTAGATAGATGGTGAATGACTGCTATACAAATTGTATAATCAAACATATTATCCTCAAAAGGCACAGATAAAATATCACCATACACTACGTTTAATCCATCTCCCCTACAAATCTTAAGCAATCCTTCACTAAAATCACAACCATAGTTGTCACAATCAACCCTATACTTCATATTCTTACCATTTCCGCATCCAATATCACCTATTTTACAACCAACCTCTACATTGTCTAGAAAACTTTCAACACATGTCCATGGTCTGTAACGTGTTTGACTGAATTCATCTGCTGTGTTGTTATAAAATTCTTTTACACTTACTTCTTTATTCATATTTAATTGTTTTAACATTATAGAATTCTTCAAATTTATTTTTACTTAAAGAGTCTTTTTCTAAAAGAGGTATACTAATATGTCTTTCAAAGATAAACCTTTAAAAAAAATAATCGCGGATACGAGAGTTACAATTGACGCAATACATACCGATATAGTTAAGGATTTTAAGGATAATAATTTAACTCTCACCGATAAAAAAAAAGAATTGAAGGAGTTAAACATGATTCAGGAAAAAACATTAGATGTTACAGAAAAAATTTCATCTTTAAAAAATGAAATAGATGAAATGAATCAAAAAAAAGAAGATGAAGTAAATTATTATCTAGAAACCTCAGAACTTTTAACTGAATATTATTCACGAAAAGATGGTACATTTGAAGAAGAAAATAAAGAATTAAGTGTTTTAGATTTCATGAATAAAAAAAATAAAGAAAAAAAATCAGATGATTTAATTAATAAATATATGGTAAAAGTTGATGATACAGTCATTCCTGATAAAAAAAGTATTAACTTAGATATTTGTAGTAATTGTAATAGTGTCCTTACACTTAAAACAGTAGATAGTGTTTTATGCTGTGAAAATTGTGGATTTACAGAAAAAATTATTATTAATTCGGAAAAGGTATCCTATAAAGATCCACCGAGAGAATCTTCATATTTTGCTTATAAAAGAATAAATCATTTTAATGAATGGTTGGCGCAATTTCAAGCAAAAGAAACAACGGATATTCCACAAGAAGTTTATGATGGAATAATGAAAGAGTTAAAGAAAGACAAGTTTATAAAATTAGAAGAACTATCTTATAAAACTGTTAGAGAAATATTAAAAAAATTAAAGTATAATAAATATTATGAACACATACCTCATATTATTAACATTATTAATGGACGCCCAGCACCTGTCCTTACAAGACAATATGAAGATCAATTAAGGATGATGTTTAAGGAAATTCAAACACCTTTTATGGAACATTGTCCAAGTGATAGAAAAAATTTTTTATCATATTCATATGTTCTTCATAAATTTTGTGAATTATTAGAGTTAGATGAACTACTATCGTATTTTCCTCTTTTAAAAAGTAGGGAAAAACTTCAACAACAAGACAATATATGGGAAAAAATTTGTGATTCACTTCAATGGCAGTATATTGCTAGTATTTAATGCCCATCAATAACAACTTTATCGGACATACAATTATCAAGTATTGCGAAGGTTGTTGCCGCTAATAGTCCAACATAGAAAGCATGTTCATTAATTATAGAGCAATTAGGTATATAATAAGTTGACATAGAAACGACTAATAACATTATCAAATATTTTAATAACCTTTTTCCATTCACCATTTTATATAAATTAAATAAAAAAAATAAAATATATTAATATAAATATGGATATAAAACAAAACATAAATAATGGCCGTGTTTCAGACGCAAGCAAAATTAGTAATTACCGTAAGTTGGAAGAAGATATTTTATATAATAATCAACGTGATGATGCTCTAAAAGGCATTCTTGAAAGATCACGTCTAAGTAATATATTTTTATCACCCGAAAATACTCAAAACATACAGAGTCAAATTAGATATGGAGTACATCAACAATCAGGTAAGGTTATCTCAAATCAATCTCATCAAGAAGTTAGCACTGTTATGAGATCAATTTACTTACAAGAAGGCAGTGTTCCAATTACTTCAGATTCAGATGCACTAAAGGTTGTTTCTAAACTTAATTCAAGTGTTATTGACTATTGTGTTAATCATGTTGTAAGTAAATTAAAACAGAATGATATGTATATTAGAGATATATCTACATTACCTATACCACTTGATAGACCCCAATATGAAAAGAAAAATATGACGTATGATATGAGTAATCTACTTTAATCAACTTCGTCAATGGAAGGACCTGCCCCTACATTTTCATCAGGGACGCCCATACCACCCATACCACTGGGGACGCCTTCAGCACTAGTATTATCATATAGTTTACTCATAATAGGTGATACAAAAGAATTAAATTCATTCATACGATTTTCATAATCTTCTTTAGTATGTTCACTATCCATCCATTGTTCTTCTTCAGAAACCTTATCAACAACCATAGTTTTTTCATCTTCACTTATTTTATCATTCTCTTTTTCAACTGTTGCCTTTGTTTGAAAGAGGACATTTTCATATTCATTCTTTTTTTCAACTCTTTCCTTTACTTCTTCATCTTCTTTCTTATATTGCTCTGCTTCTTTCACCATTTTCTCAATATCATCCGCATTTAATCGTCCACTATCGTTACTAATCGTAATGTTTTTCTTATTCCCGGACCCTTTATCACATGCTTCAATATTCATAATACCATTCGCATCTAAATCAAACGATACTTCTATTTGAGGGACTCCTCGTGGAGCGGGCGGGATTCCGTCTAATTGAAATGTTCCTAATAAACTATTGTCTTTTGTCATTGTCCTTTCTCCTTCAAAAATCTGAATTGTAACACTCGGTTGATTATCATCGTGCGTTGAAAATACTTGAGATTTCTTCGTAGGGATTGTTGTATTTCTCTCAATTACTTTTGTCATAATCCCCCCCGCTGTCTCTAAACCAAGGGATAATGGTGCTACATCCAAAAGCAAAACATCATTTGCTTTATCGCTTTCACCTACACCACCTGATAAAATTGCCGCCTGAACTGAGGCACCATGTGCGACAGCTTCATCTGGATTAATGCTCTTACTTAGTTCTTTACCATTGAAAAAATCACTGAGTAGTTTCTGAACCCTGGGGATACGTGTAGATCCTCCAACAAGGACAATTTCATCTACATTTGATTTTGATAAACCAGAATCTTTCAAAACTTTCATAACAGGATCCATACACTTGTTGAATAGATGCATACAAAGTGATTCGAATTTAGCACGGGTAATACTACTGAAAAAATCAATTCCATCACACAGTGAATCAATTTCTATACTCGCAGTATTTCCACTTGAAAGTGTCCTCTTAGCTTTTTCACAACTTGTCCTCAATCTCCTTAAAGAGCGTTTATTTTCCGTAATATCAATATTATTTTTTCTCTTAAATTCTTGAGTAAAATGATTTACAAGAATATTATCAAAATCTTCCCCACCTAGATGAGTATCTCCTGCGGTTGCCTTTACTTCAAATATACCATCATCAATATTTAGAAGCGATACATCAAATGTTCCACCACCAAGGTCAAAAATTAAAATATTCTTTTCATTATCACTTTTATTATCTAGACCATACGCGATTGCTGCTGCGGTTGGTTCATTGATAATCCTCAGAACATTCAACCCAGCAATAGCACCAGCATCCTTTGTTGATTGCCTCTGAGAATCATTAAAATATGCTGGTACAGTAATAACAGCATCAGTAACACTTTCTCCTATATAAGACTCTGCGATTTCTTTCATTTTAATAAGGACCATTGAAGAAATCTCTTCAGGTCTATATGTTTTGGTCTCTCCCCTGTATTCTGCTTTCACAACAGGTTTATTGTTTCCATCGTCAACAACATTAAACGATAATTGCTTTATATCAGATTGAAGATGTATATCATTGAAATTCCTACCGATAAGTCTCTTCGCATCATATATAGTATTGGATGGATTCATAGATGCTTGGTTTTTAGCACCATCTCCAATTATCCTTTCATTTTCTGTAAAAGCAACATATGAAGGTGTTGTGCGATTACCCTGATCATTTGCGATTATTTCACAACGATTATCTTTCCACCATCCAACACAACTGTATGTTGTTCCCAAATCAATTCCTATAGCAACCATTATATATACATAATAACTATGTTATCACTTTAAATAATTTTATAAATTGATAGTATTATTTTTTTAAGAGGAAATTTCCTATTTAAAGTAGTAATTATAATATATTCAAAATGGTATTTGATATAGAAACCCTGGATGAAAAAGAAAAAGAATTTTTAAAATATAAAAGTGAAGTAACGAAAGAACATATCATTAAACATCTTAAGAATGGTCTTTCGTTTGAAAATGCCGTGATAACCGAAGCAAGTGAAAGTTTAGTATCATATTACAAATGGGTTGTTGATAATGCTAAAGAAGAAGATAAAGATAAAGTTCGCGATTGGAATGAAGGAAATGCGACTGTTTATAATGGTGAAGACCTAAATGAATATCAAAAAAAATTATTTGATACATTACCTAATATTGGAAAATGGCAAGTTGGTAATTATAGTCGTATGTGGAGGGCATTAGAAGAAGCAGATGAATGTTTAATGGAATTTATTCATCATGAATTGAATTATTTATGTATTTCTCCAGAAGATTAATAAACATCGTCAATCATTTTTTTGAGTGTTGAAACACTCAATTTTATATCATTCTCTAATTCTAGTTTTTTAATGAAATCTTTTTGAGAAATACCTTTATTCTCTTCTTTCAATGTTAGTATCTCTTTTACTTGATCTTCTGAAAATTTCTTTTTAATAACAACCTTTTTTTCAGAGTTTCTCCAAATTAATATTTTCCCTTGATTTGTCTCTTTCCATCCATCCATAACAACTTCCCCATTTGTTACTTTTAAATGACAACTTTTGCAAAGGGGAACAAGGTTATGTTTTACATTCTTGTGGTGTCCGTCTATCATATTATTTTTATCAGCATATTGTTGATCTTTGATATGATGTGTCTCTAAATCATCACATTTCTTAAAACACATCTTACATTCGTCCATAAATATTTCCTTATTATATTGTGACTTTTTAGTAGTTAATACATTATTCTTTTCGAAGTTATTCTGTACGCCTTTTGCATATGATATAAATTCTTTTGTTAATCCCATCGCTTCACAAACTTTCAACCCATAAATAGATGGTCCTGATCCTTCTTCTAATTTACGGTCATAAATTAAGATATCTTTTTCTTCATCATAATCTATCTTCAAATGGTATACACTAAGATTTTTCAATGCCTTGACTTCTTCCAACTTTGTTAACTCGTGAAGATGTGATGTAAAGATGAATGTTGATCCTCTTTTACACAATGTATTTAAACCTGCTGTAATAATACACAATGCGGATGTTGTTTCTGTTCCCGAACATAACTCATCACCAAGAATCAAAGAATCCCTGTCAGAACGATTTAAAATACTCTTTAATTCTTGTATTTCTACAGCAAAAGAAGACTGGGAACGGAATATATTATCATTATTTAAAATCCTCGTAAATACCTGTGTATATGGTTTATAAATAAACTTATCAGCAGCAACAAATAAACCAGCCTGCGCCATAATAATATTTAGACCAATCGCTTTCATAAATGTAGATTTACCACAAGCATTCGTTCCAAAAAGTAAAATACCGTCCTTTTCATCTTTTCCCAAAAGTATATCATTCTTTACATATTCCGTTTCGGTGTGTATCTTTTCTACAATAGGATGACGAATACCAGAACAATCCAAAAAACTTTTAGTATTCTCTATAATTTCAGGACGATTATATCCATTCTGAATGGATAACTTCGCCCCCGAACAATAACAATCTATTTCTGATAGGAAAAAATAAAACTTCTTTAATCCAAAACTATACTTCTGAAATAAATGTATCATCCGTTTTTCCCATTCTTTCTTATTTAATTTTTTTATCTTATCTTGAATATCAATAAGTTTTTTAGACAACTCATTACAAATACTGAATTGAATCATCGTTGACGATCCATCTTTCTTTTTGAACGTAAAGTCTTCCTTTTTAAAAGAATACTTTGTTTTTCCATCAACCTTCACATGAATACTATTATTGTTTAGATTGCTAAGTCTTTCTTTGAATGTCACGGACCTCTTATTAGTACAGTATAGAAACCAATCATTACGTTCATCATAGTCTAACTTAATACTATTTTCCGAACCATCTAATAGTCCTGAAAAACGTTCTCCAATTCTAAGTAAATCAGTATGGTATACTTCAGTTAAATTATCGTAATTATCCATATCTTCATGAATACCTTCCTGTAAAATTGACCTTTCAAGATTTCCGAATTGCGTTAAATTATGAAATACAAAGGTATCTTTACATTCTTTATAAAAATCAATGAATGGTTGACATACCTTCTTATCATATCGGTCAACCAGTTTTTCTTCGGTAAAAAGTAGATCAAGGAATTTATTTACATATTCAAAAGAAAGAGTATCAGAAAAGAAATCACTTCTTTGTAAAAGATTTAACCCCATCTTCCTTAAAGACTTTTCTAGATCTGAAACCTTTCGTAATTGAGAATATACTTTTTCATAAAGGTTATTTTCTCTGAAAAGGTCAATGTAATCATATCTTTTTGTAATTACTTCGGGATCAACTGAGGGATATATCAGTCTTTCTTTAAACAAACGACGACCCATTGTTGTAACACATAAGTTACATATAGATAATAGCGATTCATTTTTACCCTTGAAATAAGAATAATTATTAATCACATTTAACTGACGGATAGAATTAGATGTTAAACAAAGGCAATTTTTATCACACATTAGTTCTGGTAATTCTATATTGTCCAAAGTATTTACTAAATGTTCTTTGATATACTGAAGCATATAGACATAAGAAGCAACTACTTCTGGTTTCATTTCTAAGTCAAAGTGTTCAATAGGACTCATCATTATATTCAAATTAAAAATCTTCTGTAAAAATTCATTCTGATAACATGTCTTTTTATAATCATTTTCATTATAATGATTTATTTGTATTGAATTATGTGGGATATCCCATCTTTGAATGATATCATTTCTACTCATCTCAAATCCATCAAATTGAAAAAGGATTTCAGAAGGATTATAAAAATGAATATATCTTCCAATTTCATCTATCCATAAACCATTATCTTCGTCTTTGCTTACAATGTAATGTAGATGGTTCTTACCAGTTGATAAATCTATCGTAGATAAACCAGTAATAAAGACATCTTTATTCATATAAGCATTCTTTTCAATATAAACAGACATTAGATACCTTGTTTCACGATTATTGTAATCTTCAATTGTTGTTCCTGGGGATAAGATTCTCGTCACACCTCTTTCAGGATTTGGGGGTGCTGTTATCTGTTCTACAATTACAACCGTATAATTACTATTTAGTAATATATTTTCATACTTACCAATACTATACACTGGAAATCCTGCTAGTAAACAGTTACCATAAGATATTTCAGGTTTCTTCTTATTCTGCTTTGTCACTTGAAGGGCGTTGTTCAAAACAGTCTGACAGATATAATAAATATCAGGACCAATATTTACTTCATCGTTAATGATTGCGAAGAGATTAAAATGACTTCCCGCCTGCATTAGGACAACAGTATTTTCTCCATATTTTTTTGTATATTTTTCATGATACTCAATATATTTTTTTGTGTGATGTTGTGTTTCCATCTTACTTCTATATATCATTTACAATATTCCTTTATATCGGTTCTGGTAATAAATTTGAAACTTGTTTGTAAAGGGAATTACAAACAATCATAACGAGATAAAAAGATAAAAAAAAAGATGTCAAACACGGGTTACAAGATCCTCGCACGCTTCTGCCGGGAGAAGGGACTGACTGAAGAAAATAAGGAGGGTATCCTCCTGGGGATGCACATCATGGCACTTCAGACTGAGAAGTGGTTGGACAACGAAGACCACGCTAATGCTTATCGTATGGATACATGGGATGAAAGTGGATTCAGCGGGTGGAGGGAGATTTACGGGCACACGAAGGGATTCCTTGAAGCCCAACAACCTGAAGAATCAGAACAAGAGATGAAGGAGCGTCTCCAAAAGAACTACGAAAAGGTAAACTCTGAAAAGTATGAAGAATCAGATGTGTCTGATATGGAAGTTACAGATGATGAGTTTGAAGTCGTTGACAAAGAAGATGAAGATTCAGATAAAGAATTAGAATGGACCCCCTACACATTTGAGAATGTAGAATACCTAGTCGGTCCAGAAGCAGATCTCGGAAGGGTTGTCCTTGAAACAGAAGACTATCAACCTGTAGGTGTCTTTGAAGATGAAAAGATTGTCTTTGAAGATAACCTTCAGGTAGCAGATCACTTTCAACGTGTGAGAGAGTCAACAATTCCTGAAGATCCAGACGAAGCGATTGACCTAATGACCTGTTTCATAGAAGATAACTATAGAGATAAAGGACTCTGGTGGGGTCTACAAGAAGGAAAAGCGGCAGGAGATGTTCCTGCATCGTTGAGGTTCTTTTATCCACCCGCAGAAGCAGGGGGGGCACCGTCCAAGAATCCACGCAAATCGTTTCACTTTGGTACATGCAGAACTCGTCAATCTTGGCAGTCCCTCCCAGAAAATATCCTTGGAAAGAACATGGGTGAAGTTATGAAAGAAATTGAAAGTCTTCTCTAAATCATAAAAAATTAATTATATGTGAATGTTATAAATATTATTTAAATTTTTTTTTTATTATCTATTCTATTCCACCTTCACAGTAATCCGCTTACCATCAACCGTAAGATTGACAGTCCCCCCTGTAAGGAATGATCCAACCATAGGTGTTCCGCTTTCAGGTAGTGTGGGTCGGACACTCGTATTGCAGAATGCCCACCGATCCCTCAGATCGTGAAAATGGGCACTGAGGTCCGTTGGACGGAAGCCACCAGCAAGTGGAAAGTCCTCATCATTGACAGGGAGTGTTGTCTCATTGGCAACCATGAACCACACACTTCCGAGGTTAATGAAGCACTCAACACCTACATTTTCCTTCATGTATCCTTCCTTGAACCAGTTCCGGTTGAAGCGTGCGTTTCCTGGAAGAGTTGAAGAGTTGACTGGATTGGTTGGGATTGAAAACTTGTCAGTGTAGTGGCACATTGAGTATTCACGATCCTTTGTGACCTTCTCCTTTGTGATCACCTTGGTAACATACCCTGGACTGAAATCCCTAGGATGGAATTCAACACGATGCTTCCCCTTAGAAAGGTGTGTCATGAGTTCGGTAAGGGTTGAAGGCATGCGTTCACTCTCGTATTCCGCAAGTCCCTTCTTTCTCTTGTTATATACGTTGTTAATCTTGGCGCTCTTCGCCATATTCATGAAACTACTGTTTACATTTGGTGTGAATGCGGGTGCTTCGGGACGAAGGTCAACCTTCTTCTCCCAAACATGGTAGGGGATACCGAATGTCTCAACAGCAGGGACTTCTGAACGAGGTTCCCCCATTGAGTCGTTCCACTTCCCATTGAGTGCCTGTGCGCGATTTGCCTCCTTCTGACTCATTTCCAGGGCAGCACCACTCACGATAGGCGTAAACTCATGCTTTATGATAAGCATCTTGTCACCTCTGCGCCGAAGGACACTCCATGTCTCTTCAATCACAATGTCAGGCTTACCCTTCTGACGAAGGATTATAGTGAATGGAATTGGTGCGTGGGTCCTCCGGGAGAAGTTATTCACCCAGACCTCAAAGACCCCGGGACCCACACTGATGTTCTCACATGGTGCCTTCTCACCATGATCAACATTTGCGTCAAAGTCCAGACGATATGTGAGACCATTTGCCCCTGGAACAATCTTCTTCCCGTAGAAGATCTCTGGCGCATGTGGACTGATAGGCTTAACATGGAGGTCAAGGTCATCTTTATACTTCTCATCCCATGAAAGTGAAATGGTCCATTCACTAGTGACGTTTTCCTTCGCCATGCGGCGGTTAAGCTGACTTACCATGTAGTTCTCTGGATTGGAACGGATGTCCATTTCACGAAGGACTTCGTCAACGGATGTCATCGCGATGAAATCAACGATGTTTGACGACTGCTGATAGTCCTTGTGGACACATGTTTCTCGGTCAACCTCAGATCGCCCACTTGTTATCGCCTTCACGCAAATGTGAAGCTTGTTTCGCGCATTGTGATACTTAAAATCCTTTCTTTCAGCATTTGAAACCTTCTGGATATGCTTAACCCACTTCATCACAGAAGACCAGTGACCAGGGCGTTCCAGTTCATTGATCCTCTTATCAATCAGTTCCACCCCACGGACCGCGACAGGTTCGCAAAGCTTCTCCATACGAGGAATGATGATATCCATGTACTTCTTGATGAGTGCTTCATACTTCTCAACATTCTCCTGAGAGGTGTAAGCATCTGGAACGACGGTGACATGCTCAAAGTCTTCTCCCGTCTCTGGATCCTTTCCTCCCTTCACAGGGGGGAAGCACCCTTCCTTGACAAGGAAGACCTTCGGGTTTGTGAGACCACCTGTGCGATGACCCTTCTTCGGATTAAGGAGTTCAACTTCCTTCCGGATATTGAAGAGACAACCATCTTCGCAACCCCCATCCTTGAATCCGAGGATGTTCCGAAGGAATACAGAACCATTGACATCTCCGCCATTTTCAACTGGTCCGACGAGGGTACAGAACTTCTTTGCTCGTGTTGTGCATGTGACACACGCACCATGACCCCTCATCATATCCTTAATCTTCTCGGGAGAGACTCCGTTCTTGATGTAGTAATGGATTCCGTTCATTGCGTAGGTCCTGATAGGGGTGTTGTCGTTAGCAAACTCTTCCCACGTTCGTTCGTTATTCGTTGTGAGGGATGATGGTGCTGGAGAGGTTTCTTCCTTAGATTCTGGTACCGGGGCAGGGGAAGGGGATGGTTCCTCCTGGGAGACAATGACGAATTCATCATCCGAGCTCATGGTTTTGTTTTGTTCTTTCTTTTTCTTTTTTTATTCGTGTGTAGTTATCTTTAACTAAGTCCATTCAACACTTTCAAATTTGATTTCTTTAAAAATCGTATATAAATACAAAGTGAAAGAGGACAGAAAGATGTTCGCCGATTCAGAACGCTTCCGGTTCGTGAAGATGTGGGACGGTCAGTCAGCATACCCGGTCCATTACCGACCCCTTGGTGTGAAGGATGGAGGGATGTATAGCAAAACAGTCCGCTGGGCAGATGTGGTGATCAACGATGTTCCACTTGAAACAACGTTTGAACATGAAGATATCATAGAATACCTCTCTTCCCAGAGAGATGATGAAGATTATGAAAGAGGAATGATTATTGTTAACTCTCGCGATTATGTCCCCGAAAAAGTCGTTGTGGATGAAGAAGAAGGAAAATATGACGCAGTTTACAGGCGTCTCCAAAACATGAAAATTGCGCCCATGACATTCAAAGAGGCAAAAAAGAAGAAACCATCAAAAAACAAACGCTCATCCAAGTCAAAAGGAAACCTTCAAAAACATAAGGTTGAAAAAGAAAAGCACATCACTTTCAACGAACGGTTTGGGGATGTAACATCAGAAAACGAACTGGGTCCTATAGGAGAAAACGTAATGCATTACAGACGCTGGGGAGTAGGTTTCTTCTCGTGCGAATGGAAAACATTCGTCCCTCCAATCCACTGGATAGAACCAGTAAAAAGGTGGGACCTCATATGGTCTAAGATGGATGAAGAGGAATTAGGGTATAAGCGGGACTACCATTACACCCCACTCGGTAAATGCGATGAAAATGGTATTCAAGGACCAGCAATTTACTTTTATGACAAAAATGATGAAGACCTGAATTACTCGTTTGATTGGAGGAGAGACTTCATTTATGGAGAATACGATTTCGCATCCAGTGGGGGTTATACATTAGAACCCCATACTGAGTGGTTCAAAGAAGATGAGAAAACAAATTACATATTCTTTTCCCTCCTTTACAACAAACCCCCAGACCCAAACGCTTTTTATGGCGATACAGCAGCATTAATCGGTAGTTTAACACCTTATTCTGAACTATCAATCCATGAAAGGAACTTTCTAAAGTGTCCAAACGAATATACATATGATGTTTATAGAAGGGCATGGAATAGTATCAATCGTAAACTCTTTAATGTGATAAATTCAAGTGAAGAAGTTCCCACGCCCCACATATAAGTTTTCAACACCCACATAAAGTTTTTTTAATAAGGTATAATATATAATAAAATGGATCAACAATTTGACCATCGCGAAATGTATGATCAGAATGGTAACGGTTATAACCCAGATGAATATGACTACAATGATTATAATGATTATAATGGAACAAATTATGGTGGAACTCAATTTATTTTAGATGCTAAGTTGTATTATTTACTTATAGGAGTTATAATTTATTCTTCATGTTGCTTTTTACGCAATCGTTCAAGGATTAGAGATACTGATTTGGATATTCCTATAATAATTAATGATAATTCAAAAGTTATAGCAAAGGTAAAAAAAAATATTATCCCCTTTGAGGAGGTTGATAAAAGCGCTACATGTAGTATTTGCTTAGAAGAATTTAACTCAGAAAAAGACATCTCTATTTTAGATTGTAAACATATATACCATATGGATTGTATTATTGAATGGATTAATAAGGATCCATCTTGTCCTTTATGTAGGACTAGTGAACTAGTTTAA